TACACCTGGGAAAACTAAAGGAGTAGTTATTGATGGATTTATTAAGGAATCTAACACATATGAAAAACAATTTGTTGATAAAATTATTGGGTATTATATGGCTTTAGAAAATTTAACTGGAATAAGTGAAGAAAAGGTAGAAAAAACAAAGTATGAACAATATGTTGAAATAAATCAAATTGTTCAGTTTGATAAAGAAAGAAATGTAATTGATATGAAATTAGGTTCAAATATTATAAAAATCCACTGTAATAAATTAGAGTGGGATAAAATAATTGAAAAATTTGATACTATTTTACAAGATAAAATTAAATTAAGTGTTGAAGATAACTTTAAACATAAAGCTCAACAAATATTACGTGATGTATTTGGATTTAATCAATCAACTAATTTTAATAAAGCATATAAAGCAATTAGTTCAGAAGATAAAATTAAATATAATCTACCTGATATTGAAACTGATGATTATATTAAAATATTTGGGAAAAAATCATGGTTTGAGTTTTTAGAAATTACTCATAATTATTATCCAAATAAAATATCTGGAAAAAAAGCATTAAAAAAATTAAATATAAAATTATCAGAACCTACTAAAAATTGGAGGAAATGGATAAAATTAGATAATAAATTACCACCTTATCCTACATATGTATGGGATGATTTTACTTGGAATTATTTTATTGAATCTAATAAAATAATTGTTTAAATAAAATAAAAATTGATTTATAATATTATTATTTTAATATAAATATAAATTAATGGATAAAACACAATATTTTAGCATTCTCAAAAACTTACATGATATTTGTCGTGATTTACCTGCACCAACATTAACAGGTATGGATGCATATAATGAAATTATGAATTATTTATATTTAAGACATCTATCTGATAATGTTATAGATGATAATAAAGATTATAATTTAAGAAATTTATATGAGAATTATTGTACTGATAAAAAAATAAAGGAAGATTTACATAATACAGAATTAAATAAAGTTTGTAGTAAAAGTGGACAAGTAAAATCAATTTATTATGTAGAACTTTCAAATAAATTATTACCTGGATTATCTGACCAAAAAAGAAATAAGAAAACAGCATTTATTAAAATTATGGGTGAAGAAATAGAAAATTTTAAATTAGATATTGGACGATTAACAAATATTATTCATCAAGATGAAAATACTACATATACAGACGGAGGTCAAAAAGCACAAAAACTTATTAATAAAATTTATTCAGAAGGATTTTTACCAACTGATTCTGAAGGAAAATTTGATATTCATATGTTTCCATATGATGCTGTTGGAGAAGGCTTTGAAAAATTTATGAGTGATGCAGGTTCTAAAGGTGGTAATTGGGGGCAGTACTTTACTAATCCTCAAGTTATTAATTGGTTAATTACTAAATGTGGTGCTGATAAAAATCATAAAGTTATAGATCCATTTGCTGGTTCTGGAGGATTCATTTTACAAACAAAAAAATTAACTAAAGTAAAACCAGAAAATATTTATGCACATGAAAATGATGATAAAATTTACAAATTTCTTAAATTTAATTCTAATATTGCTAATCTAGATTTGGATAATATAGAAAAAGGAGATACTTTTGATTATTCTGATTATATTAAATTAAATGAAAATAAATTTGATCGTGTTTTTACCAACCCGCCATTTGGTATGTCTGTTGACATTTTATTAAGTACATCTGATAAAGCAAACTTTTGGTCTGTGCTAAAATCTGGTAAAAATACTATAAAAGATTCAATGGGATTAGCAATGTATGTAAATTATGCGTTGTTAAAACCAGGTGGTATTGGGGGAATTATTTGTGAAAGAGGTATATTAAATAATGGAACTGAAGGAAAAAGTTGGCAAAAAAATTTAAGAAAATTTTTATTAGAAAATACCAATATTAAAGAAATTTTGTTATTACCAAAAGGTATTTTTTCCCATACAAACTTTGATACAGCATGTCTTATAATGGAAAAAGGTATCCCAACCAAACAAGTTGTTTTTCATCAAGGATATTTTAAAGAAGAAGATAAAGGCAAAGGAGAAAAGCAAATGTATGTGAATGAAAATATATTAACTATTAGTTTGGAACAAATTGTGAATAAAGATTGGTCTCTAAAATATGATGATTATGTTGAGAAAAAAGAAGAATTGTATGAAGGGATTCAATATAAAAAAATTACAGATATTTTTGAAATTAAAAAAAGTAAAAGAAGAGCATCAAGTAAAACAGATGATGGTAATTTTATATTTTATACTTCAAGTCCTGTTATTAAAAAAAGTATTTATGATGATTTTAACGGTGAATATATTATATTAGGTAATGGTGGTAGTGGTTCATGCCATTATATTAATGATACATTTAGTTGTAGTGCTGATAATTTTATATTAGATTCACATACAATAAATTTAAATAATAATATTAAGTATATTTATTATTATATAAAAATAAAATTTATTGAATTACAAAAATTATTTACAGGACAAGGATTAAAACATTTAACTTTACAAAATTTACCTAAATTTAAAATTGCAATCCTGTCAGCTGACCATCAAGCTCGTATTGTAGAATATATGGATAAAACATTTGGTCAAAATTATAAGCTATTAGATAAAATAGTTAGCAAATTTAAAAACTATGACTTATTTAAATTGTTATTAAATGAAAATTATTCAGATTTTGATGACTTGATACAACTATATGAAGATCTTGTATGGGCAGAAGCATATTATCAAAGATTTACAACCAAATACAAAAATATGCTAATTAAAAGGTGTTTTTCAATGGTACCTAGTAAAACTATCCCATTAGGCAAATTAATTGAAATCGTAAATTATAAGCCTGTTAAAATAGAAAATGCATGTGAAAATGGTAAATATCCATTTTACAACTGTTCAATTTTAGGACATTTATGGTCAAACGAATATTTATATGATGATGAAGTTTTACTATTTACAACTATTAATGGTTCTGCAAAATTTAATGTATTTTATAACAAAGGAAAATTTTCAATAGCTAATAATATTAAAGTTGCTAAAATAAAAAATAAAAAAAATATTTTATATTTATATAATTATTTAATTAATAACTTAATTAAAATATCATATTTTAGTTCAGGTGGTGATAAAAAATTTTTACAATTTAATAAATTACTTGAAGAATTTAAAATTCCAGTTCCATCTGCAGAAGACCAAGAAATTGTAGTCAAAATGATTGATGAAATTAACAATGAAGAAAGTGATTTTAATAATCAAGTAAAAGCAATAAAAGAATCTATTATAAAGTTATATCAATGTGTTGACCAACTAGTTAATAATGGTGAACTATCAAATATAGACCAAACATCAACCCAACAAGTAGAAACTGATGATGAAAGTGAAATTAATCAATTGGTTGTAGAGTCTGATACAGAATCTAACAATGAAGAAGAAATAGAAATAAAAGGCAAAATTTATATTAAGGAAGGAACTAATATATATATTAAAAATAAGAAAGGTGATAAAGGTAAATTATATGGAATATGGTCAATAAAAAATAATAAGATTAAGAAAATAAGTAGAACTAAAGAAATTGAAGTTTAATTTATTTTTTAGTATATATCAGTAAATAAATGATAAAAATATATTTAATTTATTCAAAAAATGGATTATTAAATATTTACTAACTATAAATAATTATAAATGGAAATATTGGATATGGTCATAAGTTTTTTTAGATAAAGAATACTAATATTTAATAATGAAAATATAAAGTTAAACATATTTATAAATTTTAGCTAACTTATAATTATCAATAGTTTTATCTGCTTTTTTAATATATCTTAAAAAAAATAAATTAAAATAATAAAGAAATGTCAACAATAATGAATGTTTTAATAGAAAATTCTCATGGTTTTCTTTTGATTTTTGAGAAATAATAAGAAGTTATAATGATTACTGGTTTCATCTAATTAATCAAAATATTAAGTAGCAATTATACAACGTGGTAATAAATATGTATTTATATTATTAACAAAAGTTATTAAAATATTAAAGAAAAATTAGCAATATTAAGAAAATATAAATAAATTATATCAATTAACGAAATATGATTTTATTATTATGTGTTATTTATAAAATTATTTTTATAAATAATCAATTTATTGTTTGTTTAGACACTCCTACATATAATTTTTGCAAAGCTATTTGTCTTTTTCAAGTTAAAAATTTTTATAAATTTATCTACTATAGTTTATTTTTAGTTTATATAAATAATATTTTCCTCCAATTAAATCATTAATTATACACTTTCGGTTACAATCTGTACCTTCAAATTCACATAAACTTGTACCAAATAAAGTTTCTGGATTAGAATATTGCACAACACCATCTATTAGATATTCATGAAAATAAAACTGTTGTCCTTTATCTAAGGGATCAAAATTTTCATTTAATCTAATTCTTTCATTACCATCTTCTTTAATATCTAATATTTGTTTGATGATATCAATATTTGTAAAGTATGGACAACTATATTTCTTTCTTAATAACCATGAAACTGCATCTTTAGCTTCTAGTACAAACCCAGGTGTTCTTAAATAATCATTTCTTAATTTCATCGCATTTTCTTTACCTTCTGGTGTTCCATCATGACAACCAAGAGATATCTTATTAGCATAAGTTCTAAATTGATATAATAAATATGCATTAATATAGGATTCTTCATAATCTAAGTTATTTACGCAACTTAAAATTATACCACAATTATAACGCTGTAAATCATCTGGTGTTCTAAACCATAATTCTTGACCTGCTCCAGAATAAGATAGTTCATACATATTATATAATTTAATTAGTAATTTTCTTGAAATGATTTTTATATCTTTTATTTCAACTATATTACAATTCATTAATAAACTATATAAATTATTTCTAGTAATTTAATAAGTATCTACATTAAGTTTTACTTATTTTTCATTACTTTTTTTACTCTTAATTATACAAGTTAATGAAAATCTATTTAGATAAATTAAGAGCATTAATGATTTGGATTATCTATCAATATTTTAGTATTAACTTATAGTTATTAATATTTTCTTTTTTAGTGAAAATGGTAGATATTGAGTAACTTTCAAAACCACTATTTTGTATACCTAATTTAAGTAATCATTTTTATTAAATTTTATTTGTAATTATTTATACTTTTGTAAGTTTATATATGAAGACTTTTTAGTTATTAATAACTTGAAAGCTATTAATAATTGTATTTTTATATAATCATAAATATTATGATTATATAAAATGAAAGAATATATATGATTATTTTATTACTCAGAATTTCTAATAAATTATATGATTTCATTACATTTTTCATAAAAAAATTTTACTACTGAATCTTCTAGTATATAATTCTAAATTTGGAACACTTCATTTTTACAAGATAACCTAAATGCTAATTAAAATGTTCATTTTTAGAAGCATATTGAAATAATAAGTTATTTTATCCTTTCTCACAATACTTAATAAAATCTAGATTTATTTACACAATGATATACACTTGTATATTATAATATAAAGACAATTTTATATTATAAATAATGACATCTGTTTATGAAAATCTTATATGCGATTTAAAAATTAAATTAAAAAATAAAAATATTAAATTCAAGGATTTGTTTAGTTTAATAAATAATCAAAAATATGATAAAATTATTGAAATTATAGACGATGAATCAATTCAAATATTAATAGAAAATATAGTTGCTGAAAGAAAAACAATTGGTAATAATATGGAAAACAAATTAAATAATTTATTATGGTTAAATGACAGATTAATTCAATTTGGCGAAGCCCCTCAACCATCAAAAATAAAAGCACTAAATTTATTGAAAACAAAAGTATTTATAAATATTTATGATTTAGAAGCAGAAAAATATGAAAGAAGAACGACTATACAATTATTGAAAAAAGAATTAAGAAAAAAACGCGACAAACGTTTTCCGTTATGTAATGCAAAGGAAAATAAAACTTTAAGCTGTTTTCTAATTAAGCTATAAAATATTGTGAATTAATTCACGAGTCTAAAGTTAACTAATTTCTTCTTGATTTTTTTTCAAATATAAAAATCCAAATATTAAAACCAATAAAATTAAAAAACCAATAATAAACCAATACATTTTATTATTATTGATACAGTTATAGTTAGGGCAGCTAACTATTGGACACTCTTGTTTAGGATTAGGACAGCTAACTATTGGACACTCTTGTTTTAATAATCTATTATTAAAACAATTTGGTACTAAATTTATATATATGATTTGAATTTTAATATTTGAATTTTTGACAACTAAAAATAATGGAACATATGTTGTTATAATAATTTCTTTATCAGAATCTAAATTATTAAAGTACAAAACCATATCTTTTTGATCCAGTTCAAAATTTATAGAGCTATTCTTAAAAGAAGAGTTATCACCACTAATATTATTAAATTTATTACCTTTTTTATTGGAATTTTTTTCGGTATTTTTAATGATAGAATCCGCAAAATCTAAACCTAAAGCATTATTATCTGATTTATAATTATTTTTAATTACAAGATTAAAAATACCGTTACATAATGCATTTGGTCCAGTCTTAAAATCAATATAAACCACATTTAATAATCCATTCATTGTCGTGTTACAATAAGTATTAGAGTCTGATTTATATGAGATAAAATTAGAAATATTTAGGAAATTGGCAACACTATCTAGTTGTATATTTAACATTACCGGTGATTTGATTGGATTATTAAGCATATTATCATCTAATATTTTAATAGGATTAAAATAGTTAACAGATAATTCCTTGTATGCTGTGGTTTTTATATTGTTCCAAATTTTTAAATAAATATTATTTATACTAATATTTTCATCAAAAAATTTATCAATACTATTATCAGAAATTGCTATAAATTGCTCATACGAATACATATAGTTAATAGTATAACTTAGAAAATATAAAAATTTAGTATTAAATAAATAAACTTATAATATTAGATTAATCCAAAAGTTAAAGAAATAGTGTAAAATATTTTATTTTTTAAAAAATTGATTAAATAAAGTATTTACTATAAATAATTATATTTAATGAGAATTGTATTTGACGGTAATATTGGTTGTGGTAAAAGTTCAATAATTAAAAAAATTAAGGAATTAAATTTAATTAATTCCTTATTTTTTAATGAACCATTAAATGATTGGAATGAATGGATGACTCTTTTTTATTCAGATATGTCAAAATATTCATTTGGTTTTCAATTACGAGTACTTAAAAGTCATATTGATAAGAAAAATATAATAAATGGTATTTTTGAGAGATCGCCATTATCTTGTCAAAGAATATTTGGCGATCTTTTATTTGAAGATAATTTAATGACCAAATTAGAATGGAATTTAATTGAAGAATTTTATACTGATTATGGATGGACTCCAAATGTTGTTATTTATCTTAAATGTGATCCAGAAATTTGTCATAAAAGAATTTTACAGAGAAATAGAGATTGTGAAAATATTATCAGTTTAGAATATTTACAAAGAATTCATAATAAATATGAACAATTGTATAAAAATAATGATTCTATTAAAGTTATTGAAATTGATGCAAATCAAACTATTGATAAAGTATTTGATGAAATTATGATTTATTATTTTAATGAAATTAAATAAAAAAGTATTTTATACATTTCAAATACTACTATATTTTATTATATATAATATGATACAGCAGTTTATTCCATTAGGCTTTCATTGTAATATTACTTTTTTATCACAAGATATACATATGAAACAAATTTATTTGAATGATTATAAAGTAAAAAATTAGAGTTTATAACAGATATTATATAAATATAATTCAAGGTTCTGACGGAAATATATATGTACTTCATAAAGAGGTATTTACATTTCATTATAATTTAGAAGAGTATAAACCTATGTTTGTGATAAGAGCTAATCATTTTATAGAAATAATAAAATCATCAACCGAACTTATTTTTGTGCGTATAAATCCAAAGAAATAAATAATTTAGGTGAAGTAATTCATTCAATTAATTTAACACTTAATATTAAATTTCTAATTATTCATACTATTAATGATTTCCATAATTATAAACAATTAGATACTTCCAAAATTGTTAATGTAACATTGATACATTAAGAGTTTATGTTTGAAGATTGTCCAGATATATATATTTAAATTATTTACAAGAATGTGGTGTTAATATAGAATTAAAAACAAATATGCAATTTAATGATAAATTATAAATACTAATTATATTAAAATAGGTAATGAGTATAGTAATCCAATTATAAAAGATATTGAAATAGCAATAAATGACTTATTTTTAGTTATAAAACATATTCCAAGAGATAATAATAATTATGGTTATAAGTTATTTAATTTTAAAGTATATGTTATGCAATAATAATTATACAAAGTTAAAAATAAGTAATCATTAATTATTTGTTTTATCTATTAATATAATATAACAAAAAATGACTTTAAAAATTCGTATGTTATCAAATAGATAAAATAAATAACTAAAATTAAAATTTTTCGGGACTTTTATACATATATAATCAATCGCATCTATATTTTTTATAAAATCACAAATATTAGTAGTACCAAAATATAAATCTATATTTTTTTCTAATTTATAATAGACACCAGTCCAAGGTGGATCTAAATATAATAAATATGATTGTTTGTTATTTTTTATTTTATTTAATAATTCTCTTTTATTTAATAATTCTATAATATCACAATTATAAGACTCCACATTTTTTAAGTTTAATACTTTAATATTATTTTTAAGATTATTATATGTAGTAGCTGATAATTCATTACAAATTACTTTAGAAAAATTTAGAGAAAAGTTATATGTATTTCCACCTATATTAGAACATGCATCAATTATAATTTTAATATTTGGAAAATTGTTTTTAATTAATAAACTAGTTTGTTGTGCACTATCATATGAAGATATACTATAAATACTATCTCTAGAAAATTGTATTTTACTAAGTTTATAATCATCAACATTATTAAAATAGGATTTTAATAATTTTACTGGATTAATAATAGTATTTTTTTTATATACATCATTAGTTTCTATATTATATGATTCTAAAAGTTTTATACTTTCATCAATATTATATAATATAATACTTTTTATTTTTTTGTAATTAAAGCTATCTTTATAATAAATATAATTTTTTAAATACTCTATTTTATTTATATTTATTTTATCTATTTTTTTTTTTGTTTTTATAATTTCATTTATAAATTCATTAAAATTATTTGAAAAAATATTTCCGTATAAGGAAGATATCATAATATCAGTAGGTTTAGCTGGTTTAAAACCTTGTTGATTACACCATGGTTTTTCAATAGAAATAAATAAATTATATGAATATGAATCATCTTTTTGTGTATATTTGTTTATAATATTATCTAATAAATTATCTTTTTTATTTTCAAATGTTTTGAAAACAAATATTCCATCTCTAAATTCTGATAAAATTGATTTATAATAACTTAATTTATTAAAATTTCTATATAAATAATAAAATAATTGATAATAAGGAAATATATGAGGAACTGTATATAAAAATACAAGATCCGAATTATCTTTACAATTTATAATAAATTGATTTACTAAAAATAGTGTATGAATTAATACACTATTATCATCTGCACAATCATAATGATTTAGAATTGATACTTTATCAATTATTACAACGTCGCAATCTTTTATGAATTTACTTATTTTTTTATCATTAGGTGTATGAACAACTATATATTCAAATCCATTATCATTAATAATTTTTTTATATGTTTTTGTACTATTCCATGAAATATAAGTAAATATTATCTTTACTTTATTTTTATTCTTTAAAAATAATTCTTCATGAACATATAATTCTAATTCTTCTTTTTCATTTATTTCATGTGGTCCAATAATTTTTATAATACAAATGGTTTTATCAATTAAAGTATTAAAATATGGATTTAGTGCAATTGTAAAATATTTTAATCCTCCTTGAAATACTGTACTTAACAAAAATTTATTTGCATCAAATCCTTTTGCAATAGGAAATATATTTATACCTGCAATATTTATAATATTATTGTTAATTTTTAGTATATCAAAATTTAATGTTTTTCTATATATTATATTTAATATTTCAAATGTTATTAAGTCATACTTATTGATTAATAATTTATATAACATAAAATCATCTTCTTTTTCTAATTTTACTAATTTTTCTGGTGGCTTTTCCATAAATAAAATATCATCAAAATTATTTGTTAATTTAAGTTTTTCTTTAAAAGATGTTTTTTTATCATTTATAATTTCAAAATAATTTTTCATTATTATTATAAATGACATATTTTGTTCAGATATATTAAAATATGTTATTTTATTTATTTGTGAAGTATTTAAAAAATTGAAATAATAATTTTTTTAATATAATTAATTTAAGTAGTAATGACAGAAATAGAAGATATTAATGTAAATAAAGTTAAATTAATAGATGAAAATAAATTAAAATGTTATGTAAATGATTTAATTAAACAAATAGGATATGTATATAGTGATCCAATTATAAAAGATATTGAAAAGGTAATGAAAATTCTTAGACAAAAATATAAAATAATACCATCAAAAGCTCAACTTAGATATATTTATGAAAAATATTTTATTGATATACCGATTAATCATATGTTAAAACGTTATATGATTAAGAGAGCAGGACGTTCTCGTTCCGGTGTATTGGTTTCTACAATTGTATTAAAACCAGATGTTTTTAGTTGTCCAAAAAACTGTTCATATTGTCCAACTGAGACAGATTTATCAGGAAAACCAACTCAACCTAAATCATATTTAAGTTCAGAACCAGCCATGTTAAGAGCATTACAATATAATTTTGATGTTAGAGGACAAATTTGTGATCGTATTAATTCATATATTAAAACAGGAAATATTTCCATAAATACAGGTTCATGTAAAATGGAAATTATTCTAAGTGGTGGTACTTGGGAATCATATAAATATGATTATAGAAATCAAGTTATGAATGAAATATATTGGGCTGCTAATACATATGATCAAGAAATACCAAGAGAAATTTTATCAATTGAAGAAGAAATAGAAATTAATGAAACAGCTAAATATTTAATAATTGGATTAACTTTAGAAACTCGTCCTGATTTTATTACACGACAATCAATAAAAGATTACAGAAGATGGGGTGTAACACGTGTTCAAATAGGAGTTCAACATTATTCAGATTTAATTTTAAATAATATTAATCGTGAATGTTATACAAAAGATACAATTCGTGCTTTAAAAATGCTTAAACAAACTGGATTTAAAATTGTTTGTCATCTTATGCCAGATCTTCCAGGTTCATCTCCAGAATTAGATAAATGGATGTTTTATCAAGCAATAACTAATTCAGACCTTCAGTTTGATGATATTAAAATATATCCATGTGCAGTTTGTAAATCATCTGATCCAAATTTAATTGTGAAATCTGATATTGCAGATTGGTATCGTGATGGTTCATATATTCCATATGCTGAGAAAGATTTAAATAAATTAATAGAAGTTATTAAATATTATAAAACTAATATTCAACCATGGATCCGTATTCAAAGACTTGTTCGTGATATTCCTAAACAATCAATTGAAGCTGGATATGAAAAGATTAGTAATTTAAGACAGATAATTCAAAATCAAATGAAAGAAGAAGGAGTTAAATGCAATTGTATTAGATGTATGGAAATTGGTGATGATACTAAACTAATGGATTCTGCTAAATTAGTAGTTCGTTCTTATTATGCATCTGGAAATAAAGAATATTATATTTCTATTGAATCAAATAATCAATCAATATTAAATATAAGTTTAATATTATCATATATTAATTATTTAATAATATATTATTGTTCATTAATTATACTAGGAGATAAAATATGGTGGAAAGGAGATATTAAAACTTATAATGGATTAATTGGTTTTTGTCGTTTACGAATTGATTCAAACCCAGGAGGAGGTTATATAAAAGAACTATCAAAGTGTGCTCTTATTCGTGAAGTTCATGTATATGGACATAGTCTTGGTGTAGGAAATATAGGTGGATCATCTCAACATAAAGGATATGGACAACTTTTAGTGAAAGTAGCAGAAGAGATAGCCATTCAAAATGGGTATTCAAAGATTGCAGTAATAGCAGGTGTTGGTACACGTAAGTATTATAAAGATAAATGTGGGTATAATCTAATTGGTACTTATATGATAAAAAATATGGAATTTGAAATGTCAAAGTATCTAAAAAATAAAAAAAATATTTTTATTTTTTGGACTTGTAATATTTTGATTATAATATTATGTAAAATATTATTGATTTTCTTTTAGTTGTTTAGTAGCTGCTTCTAATTGATTATTTAATTCATCAACATTAACACCTAATTCTTTTTGTAAGAAAGAATCCATTTCACCTTTTAATGCTTCAACATCTGCAGGTGTTTCAGTTTGTTCTAATTTTTGCATAAGTTCCATTACTTTACCAATTCCAGGAATACCAGTTTCATTATTTGATTGTTTACCTCCTGGAATAATACCGAATTGATCAACCATTTTAAGCATGCCGCCAAAATCTATTGATTTATTTTCAGTTTCTTGATTTACTCCAACTTGAACATCTGCAGTTGAAAAGTTTTCGTCCATAATTATTGTTTCTTTTTCTTTTTGTTGTTTAGTTAATGAATTGTTAAACATGTTCCCCATCATTTGTTCCATTCCAGGTACTTTTTTACTAATAGCTTGCATTAATTTATTTAATTCAATTTCTCCATTATTAATTTTATCAGCATATTTAACTGAAATATTTTGACTAATATCCATAATACCTGATAATGGGTTTGAATTATCTGATTGTCCTAAAAGTACTTTCTCAAAAGATTGTACTATATCTTCTATCATTTCAGTTGTTTGATCATTTACATCAACTCCTAATAGTTCTTGTAGTTTTTGTTTAGGTTCTGGTACTTTATTAGATTCTATATTATGTAAATCACTATTTTTATTAATTAATCCTTTTAATGTGGTAATTTTATTTTGATTAATTAGTTCAGTTGGTTTTAGTGCTTCAGAAATCAACCCAATACAATGTAAATTAGACCAAATTACTTCTTTAACTTCATCTGATTGATTATTTAATAAATTTTTAAGAGGTAAATCAGATCCAAATAAATTTTCAGATAAATTTTTAGTTTCTTCATTTTTATGTGAAAAAACTTTAATTTTCTTTTTAATAAATAAATCAAAATTTTCATCACTAATTGAAGACATAAATAATTGTCCTTTTGTAATTTTAAGTTCATCAGAAGATCTTAGTAAATTATCAATAATAGGTACAGTTTCATTTGAAGGGAAAATCATTTTAAGTTGTAAAATAAAATTATCATAATATTTTAAATATTGGTATTTATAAATATCAGTCATTAATTTAATATATATAAATATTCTTTATATATATTTTTTAATTAGTTCTATGTAAATACTATATAATTGTAATAAATTAATTATAACGACTTAATTTATTATTAATTTCTTGAAGTTCAATAAATTGATGTATTTCATTTTCTTTATTTATTTGTGTAAGTATATTATTAATTTTTTTTTTCTTTTTATCAACTTCAATATATCTAACATATAACAATATAATAATAAGAGTAATGATTAAAAAAAATCCATAATTTTCTTTAATATAATTCCAAATATTTTCCCATATTTTTTTATATAAAGATATAGATATAATATTTTGTTTTATTTCTTCATTTTTAATCTTCTTATTATAATATTTTAACAATTTAGGTTCAATTAATTTAGGTTTTTTATTATAAATATCAAAACTCATTATTATTAAGTTAGGAAAATATTGTAAAAAATTGATTTAAATTTTAATTATTATATTTTTAATATATATAATGGCTTTAATTAGAACTGAAATTGATTTTAAACTTAAAAATAATATTAATTTTCATCAAAAAGATGAGACTAAATTAGATTGTGAAAATGATGAATATTTATTAAATCCTGAAAATAATAGATTAACTATTTATCCAATTAAAAATGAAACAATTTGGAGTTCATATAAAAAACAACAAGCTGCATTTTGGACATCTGAAGAAATTGATTTTTCTAAAGATTATGATCATTTTATAAAATTAACTCAAAATGAACAACATTTTATAAAAATGATATTAGCTTTTTTCTCATCATCTGATACAATTGTTAATATAAATTTAGGAGAAAGATTTTTAAATGATGTTAAAATTAGAGAAGCTATTACTGCATATACATGGCAAATGATGATGGAAAACATTCATGGAGAAACATATTCTTTACAGATTGATAATATAGTTAGAGATCCAGATGAAAAAACAAAGTTATTTAATGCTATTAAAGAATTTTCTTGTATTGCTAAAAAAGCAGCATGGGCATTAAAATGGATTGAATCAGATGAAATATTTGCTAAAAGATTAGTAGCATTTGCAATTATTGAAGGAGTATTCTTCTCAGGTGCATTTTGTTCTATTTTTTGGCTTAAAAAACGTAATATTATGCCTGGATTATGTGCTTCTAATGAACTTATTTCTAGAGATGAAGGATTACATGCAGAATTTGCTATTATGTTATATTCTATGTTAGATAATAAGTTACCTGAGTCTGATATACATGCGATGTTTCAAGAAGCTGTAGAAATTGAAAGAGAATTTATTTGTGAAAGTTTACCATGTGCCCTTTTAGGGATGAACTCAGATTCAATGACTGAATATATTAAATTTGTAGCAGACCGTTTATTAGTCGTATTAGGATATTCTAAATTTTTTAATGCTAAAAATCCATTTGATTTTATGGAATCTATTAGCATTGAAGGTAAAACTAACTTTTTTGAACATAGACCAACCCAGTATCAAAAAGCTTCTGTACTAAATAAATCTAGGGATTCTACGTTTAAACTTACTGATGACTTTTAATTTATTATTTACATTGAAATATTCAATATTAATACAATATATATATTATATTAATATGAAATATACATCGGTCTAAAGGGCTTTAATTAAACCTTATAAAAAATTTGATAAAAAAATAATTTAGTTTATAATTTAATGGATATTAATATGTTATTTATAACTAAACGCAATGGTCAAAAAGAGAGTGTACACTTTGATAAAATTACTGAAAGGATTAATAGATTAATAAATCCAATTGAATTACAAACAATAGATTTAGCTTATTTAAATTTATCAAAAGAACTTGAATATTTAGATCCTGTATTGGTTGCTCAAAAAGTAGTAGCAAGTTTATATCCAGGAATTACAACTGAAGAATTAGATATTGAATCGGCTGAGATTTGTGTTAATCTATCAACTACACATCCGTCTTATGCATATTTAGGAGGTAGAATTTTAATATCAAATTTACATAAAAAAACAATGAAAACTTTTAGTGAAAAAATGACACTATTGGCTTTAACAACTGAAACTATTAATAATCAATGGTTAGAATGGGTTATTGAACATGCTGATGAAATTAATCAAATGATTGACTATAATCGCGACTATTTATATGATTATTTTGGTTTTAAAACTTTAGAAAAATCTTATTTACTAAAATCTAATGGAAAAATTATTGAAAGACCTCAAGATATGTTAATGAGAGTCGCAGTTACTCTTCAAAAAGGTAATTTAGAATTAATTAAAAAAACTTATGAAACAATGTCGTTAGGATTTTATACTCATGCTAGTCCAACTATGTATAATTCTGGTACAAATCATATGCAACTATCTTCATGTTTTGTTGAAAATACAGAAGTTATGACAATGAATGGAATAAAAAAGATTCAAGAAATTAATGTTGGAGAAAAAGTAGTTAGTCATACAGGACAAATTAAAAATGTATCTCAAATTCATAAAAATCCTTTAAATAATCGTGATATCTATAAATTAATAGTATATAAATCAAAACCAATTTATGTAACTGGTAATCATCGTTTTTGGGCAATTTCAAAAGAAAATAAAAAACCAAGATGGATATCTATAGAAGAAATGAATAAAACATTAGATTGTAGAATTGCAATTCCATCTTATAAGGGTACATTAAAAAATGAAACTATAAATTTGGAAGAATTAATTAAAAATAAAATTATTAAAATTGATGAAAATGTTATGGATAAATGTAATGAAGTTATTATTATTGATAATGATTTAGCTAATGTTATGGGAATGTTTATTGGAAATGGTCATATTATTATAGAAAAAGACAAAATTATGGGTATTGGATTTACCGTACATAAAGATAATAAAAAAGAAATAAATTTTATTTCAAATATAATGGAAACATCTTTTGGTATTAAAACATCTTATCATAATATGAATGACAAAAATATTACTCAAGTTTTATATGATTCCCAAATAATTGGACAATTATTTAATTATATGTTTGGGAAAGAATTTAGTGATAAACATATTTGGAAAAATATGGTTAATTGGGATATTAAAATGATTTATAATTTTTTGACTGGATTAATTACAAATAGATGTATTTCAAAAGAAGGATCTATAACAGTACAAATGTCTAATTATGATTTACTGAATCAATTATATCATCTATTTAGAATGTATGGAATAGAAGTATCTTTAAACGAGGTTACAAATTCACCTAACCCTACCGATGTAAGTGAATGGGTATTGTGTGTTCCTAAAATTATTAATGAAGTTAGTTATCTTAAAATCCATACATTACATAAGACTGATTTAAAACCTGATTATGTCTATACAATTGGAGTTGATGATGATCATTCATATAATGTGGAAGGATTAATTTGTGAAAACTGTTTTTTATTAGGTACTAATGATGATTTAACTGCGATTTCAACAACATGGAATTCATGTGCACAAATATCTAAATGGTCTGGTGGTATAGGTCTTCATGTTTCTAATATTCGTGGTAAAGATAGTTTAATTAAAGGTACAAATGGACATTCAAATGGGTTAGTTCCATTTCTAAAAGTATTTAATGATATTGCTAGATGGATTGATCAGGGTGGACGTCGTCCAGGTTCAATAGCCATTTATATAGAACCTCATCATCCAGATATTTTTGAATTTTTAGATTTACGAAAAAATTTTGGAGAAGAAAATATGAGAGCACGTGATTTATTTTTAGCTTTATGGATCAGTGATCTATTTATGAAACAAGTTGAAGCTGATGGTGATTGGTATTTACTTAGTGCGGATGATTGTCCTAATTTACCTGATGTATATGGAAATGAATTTGAAAATCTTTATTGGAAATATGTTAATGAAGGTAAATTTCGTAAAATTATTAAAGCACGGAAACTTTGGTTAGCAATATTAGAATCCCAAATAGAAACAGGTATGCCTTATATAGGTTTTAAAGATGCAATTAATATTAAATCTAATCAAAAAAATTTAGGTACTATTAAATCTTCTAATTTATGTATTGAAATTACTGAATATTCTGATCATAATGAATATGCAGTATGTAATTTAGGTTCTCTTTCATTAAAATCATTTGTTAAATCTTGGACAATACCAGATAAAAATAGTAAATGGATAATATATACTAAACCAAATTGTAAATATTGTAAATTTACCAAATCTTATTTAACTAATTATAATATTGATTATTTAGAAATACCATTTAATATTAACTCATTAAATGAACTTAAAATAAAACTTAATTCATCTAAAATAACATTTCCACAAATTTTTATAGATGATAAACATATTGGAGGCTGGGCTGAATTATATAAATATACTAGTGCTACATTTGATTATAATAAATTATATGAAGTTGCTTATTTAGCAATAATAAATCTAAATCAAGTAATAGATATTAATTATTATCCAGTACCTCAAACTAAATTTTCTAATATGAGACATAGACCAATTGGTTTAGGTATTCAAGGTTTAGCAGATGCACTTGTTCTTATTAAAATACCATTTGATTCGGATGAAGCACTTGAATTTAATACTAAAGTTATGGAAACAATATATTTAGCTTCAATGACTGCATCAAATGATATTGCAAAACAAAGATCTGATGATATGAAAATATTAATTTTATATTTAAATGAAACAAATATACCATATCCTGATTATTATTCAGATGAATATAAATTAGATGGTTCAATGAATAATTTATATCATAAATTAAAACCAAATAAATGGGAATTACAAAGAGATCCATCTCTATCAACTATTGGATCATATAGTACATTTGATGGTTCACCATTATCTCAAGGTAAATTTCAATTTGACTTGTGGGGTAAAGAACCATTAAATAAACAAAAATGGGATGATTTAAGACTCAATATTATAAAGTATGGAACAAGAAATAGTTTATTAACCGCATTAATGCCTACTGCTTCAACAAGTCAAATTCTTGGTAATAATGAATGTTTTGAATTTTTTACAAATAATATTTATACAAGAAAAACTCAAGCTGGTGATTTTATTATTATTAATAAATATCTTGTTAATGATTTAATTAAAATAGGATTATGGTCATTAAAAACCAAAGATAAAATTATTTCATTAAATGGTTCTATTCAATTACATGAAGATATACCTTCTGAGATTAAAGAAATCTATAAAACTATGTGGGAAATTAAACAAATTTGGGTACTTAAAGGTGCAGCTGCCCGAGGTCCTTATGTTGATCAAACACAATCAATGAATATTTTCATGGCTGAACCAGATTATCAAAGACTTGGTTCTGCGCATTTTTGGGGATGGAAAAATGGATTAAAAACAGGTATGTACTATTTAAGAACTAAACCATCTGCAGATGCTATTAAATTTACAGTTGATCCTACACTAACAAATACTATCAATAAAGTAATATCTGATAATAAAATTGAAAGTTGCGATACATGTTCTGGATAAAAACTTAAAAACAATTAATTTATAAATCAAGTATTAAAATATATACTAATTAAATAAAAACAAAATTTTTATTTAATTAAAAAAATTGAAAAATATATTATTTGACCAAAAAGAATTATAGGTATCAAAAAATGCACGGACATACACATAAATCAAAACATAGAAAAAATACTCTCTTAAATCTAAAAGAACTACAATATCGTCAAAGTGGTGAAGAATACGCTATTGTTAATTGTGATAAAGGAAGCTCGCGATTTGAAGTAACCATATATAAAACTAGCCAAATAATAATTGCTAAAGCTCGCGGATCTATTTGTAAAGGACCAAGAAAACAACGTCTTGAAAAAGGTGATTATATACTTATTATAATGGATGAAACAACTTCATCTGGTGATAAATATTATATTGTTCATAAATATTCAAATGAAGATATTAAAAAACTTCGTAAAGAAGGAGAACTAACTCAAATTAGAGAAACAAAAGAAGATAGAACAGTATCAATTGTTTTTGAAGATAATAATATTATAGATAATGAGACTAAAATAAATATTGATGATGATTTTATTTCAAACCTTTAATTATTTGTTTTATTAAATTTTTTTATTAAATAATTTGTTAATATAATATTAGTTTCAATAGTTGTATTAATATTTGAAATTGTTTTACTATTAATACCTATATTTTCTAAATATTTGATTCTTTTTTCATTAATTTTATTTGCATAATTTCTAATATATTCACTTACTTTAATATCCATTTTGGTTAATTTATGAATTACTTTATCAACTAATATTTTTGAATCAATTTCTGGATTTTTTAATTTAGTTTCTAAATACCATAAACACCAAGCTAAACAAAAGCCACCAAAATCACCAGCTTTTTGATTACTTAAGTTTGTTTCATCTGATAATGTTTGAAACCCTGTCCATGGTAAATAATCACATGGTCTTAAATATTTAAGACCAGTGTTCCAAGTTAATTCTTCTTCTAATATATTATCCATTGCTTCATCTATCATATTTGTATTTCCATATGGTTCAAATCTTTCAATTGTCATTTTTTTAAAATCATATATTAAAATATTTGCATGTAATGTTCTATCAGTTATTAAACTTATAAATACTGCTGCAAATAGTTTATCCTTATACCTTCTAGTACTATTTATAATATTATTTAAATAAGGATGAATATAATAATTATTTTCATCATAATATGATATTATCCAAGGGAATATCGGTTCTTTTGTTACTATATCATCTGAAAAAGGAAATGAATCTTCAAAAGTTAAATTTTTTAATAAATATGAATCCATATTAGGTATTAATAATTCACAATAGGTTTCTTTTAAATATAATGAATATATACTAACATCTTTAAATTTTGCTTGAAATAATGTATAATGAGAATAAATTTCTTCTTTTATATTTATATTAGACTTTTCTTCTTTGTATTCATCAAAAGATTTAAATAATTTGATCCATTTATTTAAATTTGGATCAGTTGATACATTATTATTTTTATTAATCATAGTAAAAACATGTTGACTAACTTCTATTTTTTTATTTTCAAATATTTTATGATAAATATCAAATTCTAATTTTGTTATTAAATTTAATGGAGTCATTTTATATATATTAATTTGATTCCAAGAATAATTATCAATTAATTTTAAAATTTCAAAATCTGGAGAATAATTTATTGTTTTTTTATATTCAGCTGCGATTATTTGTTTATTTCTACTTATTCTAAAATATAATACAGAGTGTGCAATATTATCGGCATTCTTATTTATAATTCTATAAAATTCTTTATTTATTTCTTTTATTTTTTCTAATATTATTTTACTATATTTAAAATCATTATTTATTATATCAATAAATAAAGCATGAATTAATGGATTATCTGAATGAATAAGTGTACTATAATATAAATCAATTTCTCTTTTTAATAAATACTCAAATAATTCATATTCATCATTATCTATTGTTGTAAATATTATTCCTTCTCCTAATTCATTTTTAATATTAATTTCTTCATTTGAATATTTATCTAATATCTTAATTTTATCTTTTAGTTGAATAAGTTGATTATCTAAAATTGAAAATAAATATTGACATTCATATTGAGGTTTTATTTTATACAAATTTATAAATTCTTTTAATTCTTTATAATGTAAATTACTCAATATTATTTTAAAAAGGTCATATTGTATTCTTGTACCATTTAAAATTAAATCATCCCAATCTAATTTTGGATATTTTTTAATTAAAATAACAAATTGTTCTATTGGTAAATGATTAGTAAATGCATTTCTATTATCATCACGATTATAAATATAATCTGGATAATTTTCAATTAAATAACTTAATATATCAATATTAAATTCTTTTGCTGCTAAATGAAATCCATTTAATCCATCATTGTTTTCAATATATATAGGAAATTTATATAATCTTAACCCCTTTAAATTTCCTAATTGAATTAAATAATGAAATAAATAATTTGATTGATATAATGGTTTATCTAATTGAAATTTATTCAAATCTCGTTTATTTTTAATATTAATAATTTTTTTAAAATCAATCTTCATAATTAATTTGCATTAGAAAAGATTAATAAAATAGGTGAATCAATTTATTCATTAAATTAAATTAAATTCTAAATTATTATATATAAATGTTATCATTAGAAAATACAAATTGTAATAAATATATAATTCTTTTTATAATTGGATTTATTTTTATTTTTCATTTATATTGGACAAAACCAACTAGAGAAGATATGGCAAATTTAGATGATACACAAAAAACAGAAGTTAAACAACTTATATATGATACTTATAAAATTGATGTAGCTGCTATTAAAAATTTATCAGATATATCTACTAAACTTCAAACAGGTGGTATTACACTTCCTGGAAATATATTAGTACAAGGAGATGCTACATTAAAAGGACCCGTCATAACTAACAGTAGTATAACATCTTCTGGTAATATAACATCTTCTGGTAATATAACTTCTGGTAATATAACATCTTCTGGTAATATAACATCTTCTGGTAATGTTATAGCATCAGGTAATGTTATAGCATCAGGTAATGTAAATACAAATGGTATATCAAGAATAGGAGGTGACTGGTTAAGAATTAATCAAGATGATGCATCACCTGGTCAAACTGCCTTATATGGAAACTTATCAATTAATGATACCAGAAATGGAAGATCTGGTCTTACTGTAGGTACTTGGGATTTTGCAGGTGCTGGACAAGGAAATATTAGAGCTACTAATAAGATTACGGCAGATAATCAACTTTGTATCGGTAGTACTTGTATAACTGAGGCACTGCTTAAAAGAATATTACCTCTAGCAAAGTTTGCAGGTTTTGCAATTGATGGCGGTGGATCAACTATGTTACTATATGAAGGTACATGGAAATTATATAATGACAGATTTGATGCTTGGTCTAGTGATGCTTGGGATTTTATTTACATTAATAGAGGATGGAGAATTACTTGTTGGCATGATATAGAACTAACTAATTTAGCAGCAACATTAATAAATACAACTGACGATGTTCCTATACGAGGAAATATACCTTATAATACTATAAGTGCGTATAGAGCTGAATGGATTGGTTATTAAATTAAGATTTATTAAAAAATTGATAAGTTATTTTATTAATAGAATAACTTATCTATTAATGTCAACTAACAATACACTTATTGATAATAATGAAAAAACTGAAGAATTACAAAATATAGAACCCATTAATTTTGGTATGAGTAAGTTTAAAAATATAAAGGGTATTACTTGTTATATGAATTCAATATTACATATTTTACAACAAATACCATTATTTACAGAATGGATAACTCAAGTTAAATTTAGAGAAGTATTAATAAAAAAAATAAATTATCAAATAGAAAAAGAAAATTTAGAAGATAATTATGATACACGTGAAAGAATAATTCAAAAATATGTTATTTTTGAATTATTTAGACTTTTTAAAAAAAGTATGGAAAATGATGATTCTGCAATTACACCCACTAGTTTTAAAAAAATAATTGGTTGTAAAAATGATATGTGGAATGAACATAATCATCAAGATTCACAAGAGTTTTTTACTTTTCTTATTTCTCAACTTGAAGAAGAAGTTGGAATAAAGACAGAATTTATACCTGGTTTTAATTTTAAAGATGATCAAATACACTTATCATTTGATGAGTCAATTAATAATCTTATGGCAAATAATTCATGGATGAGATTTCAATCACGTGAGTATTCACCATTAATAAATCTATTTAATGGATTAATTGAGACTAATAGAAAATGTATTTGTTGTGAATCTAAAATAACTAGATACGAACCATATATAACACTTGGATTATCAATTCCAATTAAAACAAAAAGAGATATAACAAAATCATTTGATATTTATGAATGTATTGATCATTTAATTAAAGAAGAACAATTAGACGAAGATAATAAAATGAATTGTGAAATGTGTGGTTTAAAAAATCAAGGTCATACTAAAAGTCTTTTGTGGAAGACGCCTAAAATTTTAGTTTTTCATATTAAAAGATTTTTAGTTAATCCATTTGGTATTCCAACTCAAAAATTAAATAATAATGTAATTTATCCGATTAAAGATTTAGATTTAACAAGATATTTTAATCCAGCGAGTCCTTATAAAGTCAATTCAAAATATGACTTAATTGGAATCAACTTACATCAATCATTCGGTCATGGTGAAAATATCAATCATGGTCATTATACTTCAATAGTTAAAAATATGATAAATAATAATTGGTATTTATATAATGATTCAAATTCATTAATAATGGCTAAAAGTAAACAAGATCTTCAAAGTTCAAATGCTTGTTTATTATTTTATTATTGTCATAATTAAAATATAGAAATTAATAAATAATTTTTAATTTTATTAATAATATAATTAAATTCATCAAATTCATTTAAATCATAATTATTTGGTAGTTTAAAAAATATTGGAGAATTATTATTTATTCTAATTTTATTAACTACTTCTACTAGGTTTAAATTTCCTAATTTTATTGTTATTTTATTATTTGATTTATATCCAGGGCCTCCCCAAGGTGGATCAAATAAATATGCATCATAATCATCATCTAAGTAATCAATACAATTTCCATTAATTAAATTTATATTATCTAAATTAAATATTTTAATATTATTTTCTAACATGCGATATCTTGATTCATCTATTTCACATGATGTTACACTATTAAAATATTTACATAATGATATTATATTTCCACCTAATCCTCCTGTACCATCAAATATTTTATTATTTGAATTAATATTTTTAATAATAATTAGAGAAATTAAATCAGCTTCATATGGCAATGATATTGACCAAATACCCTCAATATCATATTCTAATAATTCTTGATTAACTACTAATGGAAATATTCTTTGTATAATATTTAAATTCATTATAATATGAAAAATAATTATCTTTTAAATATAATAATTTAATTAAAATTACTTAATAACTTTATTATTTTAATTTCTAATTCAGATAAGTGTGTGTATATTTTTTCATTATTAGGATCTATTATTTGAGGTATTCTAATATCTAAAAAATTATAATCTCTATCTAATATTATCCAATAATTATTAATATCATCTGAATCATAATTTATTGCATGTAATATTTCATGGTATTCTGTTATAAAGTTTTTAATATTTTTAATTTTCCTAACTTGTTCTAAATAAGTACTTAGATTATATAATTGTGAAACATTTATAGTTATATCTTTATTTAAAAATAAAATTGATGAACTATCAACATCGTTTAAATTTAAATTTATATTAACTTTCATTAATTATATCTATAAAATAATAAGTTTATATGTTAAAAATTCATATAAAAAAAATGAAATTTGAAATTAAATGATTTTAATTTATGTTATATTTATAATGTCAACTTTAATTAAAATAGCCAAGTCCAACTCATATTCAGGATCATTAAATACAGAATCATTAAACCAAAATATTATATTAGAATTTGAAAAATTAGTTAGTTTTATCCAATTAGAAATAGATAATGCTAAAAAAAATAATGATAAGAAACTTAATATAGTAAATAGTTTTAGACAAAAACAAATCAAAAATGCCCTAAATATTATTAAAAAATATCCTAAAAAAATTACAGAAGAAAATTTAGGTGAGTTTAATGAATTACCTGGTATTGGTAAAGGTACTATTAATAGAATTAAAGAAATTTTAAAAAATGGATATTTATCAGAGTTATCAGATTTTAAAACAGTTGTTGATCCAAATGAAAAAATTATAGAAGAATTAGAATCTATTGTAGGAGTTGGACGGACGACTGCATTAGAACTTGTTAAACAAGGAATTACATCTGTAAGCGATCTAAAAAAAAAAATAAAATCTAATTTAGTTCATGTTAATGATAAAATATTATTAGGTATTAAATATTATGGGAAATTTTTGGATAATATTCCAAGAGAAGAAATAACAAAAGTTTATAAATTAATTAAAAAAGAAATTGATAAACTTAATAAAAAATATAAATTAGATGATAATAATAAATATATATTTGAAATATGCGGATCTTATCGTAGAGAAAAGTTAGTAAGTGGAGATATTGATATTTTAGTAAGTAAATTAGGTACTACAATGAATAATCCTGATAAGATTAATCATTTAGATAGACTTGTAAAAATATTAAAAAACCCAATAAAATTAAATAATAATAATCCATTATTAGTTGATGATATTACAGATAAAAATTATGAAACAAAATATATGGGTTTTGCTAAATATAAAGATAATCCATATAGAAGAATTGATATTAGATATGTTTCTTATGATGTTTATCCTTCTGCGTTATTATATTTTACTGGTTCTGCAGAATTAAATCTTAAAATGAGAAAAATTGCAAAAAAATTAAAACTCAAATTATCCGAATATGGATTAACAAAAGAAGATGGTACCTTAATTCCAATAACTTCAGAATATGATGTTTTTAAAATTCTTAAAATAGAATATCTTTCCCCTAATTTAAGATAATTATATTATTTATTTTTAACAAAATGACATGATTCCCATTCTATTTCTGGTAAATAAAGACATTTAGTTCTTAATTCTACTTCCATATGTCCTATTACAAAACTCAAAGTATTTATTGTTTTAAATATTTCTTTATTATGTAAAACCAAATTATTTTTTTCATATTTTTGTTTTACATATTCAATTAAAATTTTTAAATCTGCAGATACCATATTATGAACATAATGATCTTGATAACATAAATTTTTAGTTTTAGAATTATAATTATAAGAACAATTATCTTGATAAGAACAAAATTTATACGAACATCTTGAAATATTAAATTCATTATGTTGTTTAGTTTCATTTTCTGTTTTTTCATGAATTATTTCTTTTTGACTTAATCTATTTCTTAATGTTTCACTCAAATCAAGTAAAATTTTTAGACATGATATATAAAAAAGATGATCTAAATTTTTATTTTGTAATGTATATTTTGTTAATAACTTTATTATATCTAATTCTTTTTGTAGAATTGTTAAACTATTTGTTACTTTTAATTTATCAATTTGTTCTTTATTATAACATAAGTGTGTTATTTCTTTCAATTTATCTTGATAATCTCGTTCAATTTGATTTATTTTAGTTTCTACATTTTTATCATTTGTTTTATTGTTTAATTTGTTTATATATTCATTTACTCTATTTAAATTTGTTATATCAGTTGTCATACCATAATTTGTAAACCAATTTAATTCTTCTAACATTTAATTATAATTAATAAAAATGTCTTTATATAAAATTAATTAAAGAATTTTTATATAAATATAATTAATATCAAATGACAACAAAACCAAATAAAAGTTACTTTAAACCAGATAAAACATATCAAGATAAATTAACTAATCAAGAAATTAAAGATAAATTAAAAGACTATAAAAAAACAATTGATATTAAAACAGTACCAATTGGTACACATATTAGATATTTTTCTATTGATCCAAAAACAAAAGAAAAATTATTTAGAATGGGTGGAAATCTTAATAAGATTGATCCAGAAGGAAGATTTATAATTTTATCAAATGGTAATATTACTTGGTCAGTTCAAATACCAAATGCTATTTTTTATCAAAAAATGTCTGAAACAGAATTTAAAGATGAACTTAAAAAAGAAGTTAAGAAAGAAATGATGAGTGAAGTAATACCCTCAGATAATGAAAATGAAAATTTAAAAAAAGAAATTAAAAACCTTAATAAAAAACTTGATTATTATAAGGAATTAGAAAAAGACTATAAAATTATAATCAAAAAAAATGAAACTTTGATTGAACAAATACTTCAAATTGAAAGTGAAATTAAAAAAAAAAAATTAAAAAATAAAAAATAATTAATAATATTTAGTAAATATTTTCTTAATAAGATTATATAATGGCTAAACCAACCGAGAAGAAAAATAAATCATCTAAAAAAAATTATAGTTTTACAGGACATAGAATTATTAATAATAAAAAATCTGGTACTAATAATGGTAATAATGATTCTTCTGAAAATACAACTGAAGAAATGAAATACTTATTAAATACTGAAAATCATACAAATAATAATTCAAATCAATTTAATACTATTAGTAGTGTATTAAGTTCTAACCCTAATACATCTTTACCAAATATGCCAAATCATATGATGGGTAATCCTAATATGTCAAATCCTATGATGGGTAATCCTAATATGTCAAATCCTATGATGGGTAATCCTAATATGCCTAATCCTATGATGGGTAATCCTAATATGGCTAATCCTATGATGGGTAATTCTAATATGGCTAATCCTATGATGGGTAATCCTAATATGGCTAATCCTATGATGGGTAATCCTATGATGGGTAATTCTAATATGCCTATGCCTATGGGTAATCCTATGATAGGTAATGCTAATATGGCTAATCCTATGATGGGTAATCCTATGATGGGTAATGCTAATATGATGGGTAATGCTAATGTTGATTCTATTCTTGTTAATAATTTATTTCCCCTAAATAATAATCAAATGAACAATTCAATGACATCCAATTTGATGGAACCTAGTCAAATGGCTCAAAATTTAGAATCTTTAGTTAATTTATCTAAATTATCTAATTCACAAACTATAAATCCATCCCAATTAAATATGCAAATGGCTAATCAGCAATCTAATAATGGTATGTCAAATCAATTAACAAATTCTAATATTAACTTTGGTAATCTAGCATCATTAAATTCAATAAAAATGATTTAATAAAAAAATTGTTTACAAATACTATAAACATTATATAGAATAAAGTATTAAAAAAATTGATTATTAATAATTATATAATTAAATAATTATTAATAATGTCAAGTTTAGCTAATATTCGTCTAACTCGTGAACTTAATAAACTACAATCAGGAATAGATAAAGTTGAAGGAATTATAATTGAAAAGCCCGAAGATTTAATGGTTTGGTTTGTAAAAATTAAAGGACCTATAAATACACCTTTTGAAGATGGTATATTTGATCTTCAATTAAGATTTGATGATGATTATCCAATTAAACCTCCTTCTATAAGATTTTTAACTCCAATGTTTCATCCAAATATTTATCGTGATGGAAAAATTTGTGTAGATATATTACAGTCACATGAATGGAGCCCAGCCCAAAATATAAGAACTATATTAATATCAATTATATCACTTTTAATGGATCCAAATCCACATTCTCCAGCTAATAGAGAGGCCTCTGAACTTTATATAAGAGATAATAGAGAATATGAATTTAGAGTTAGAGAACTAATAAATTCAAAAAAATAAAATTTAATTTACTAATTATATAATTCAAATTTAGGTATATCAATCATTTCTCCAATTACATAAATATCATTTTCTAACATTACAAATTTACCATTATTATCTTTTTCTAATTTTCCAATTGGATAATTTAATTCATTATCATAAACAATACCAGATTCTTCATATAACCAAACCTCTTTTTCTTGTGAATATGAAACATCCTCAATTTTAGTAACTGCTTTAATTTTACGAACTTTAATTTTAACTTTAGATGAATCTTTAGCATTTAAACCATTATCAATTTTTGAATCATATTCTATTTTTCTTTGAAAAGCTGGTCCAATTGGTTTATCAAATAAAGAATCTTCATTAAATTGAAAACATTTATATTTTGTTCCCATCATATTATGATTTTTAAATAATTCACAATCAGCTGCTGCTTCTTTAACTGCTTCTAAAAATGAAAGTAATAAATTATTTTTCTTTCTGGAAATATCTTCCATTTTTTGATCTGTTGTTATTTTACCTAATTTTCTAATCATTTTATATCTAAAAACATCAACTTTACGTTCTTCCATAGGTAAATCTTTATGTTGACAAAAACGTAGTGCTCGTCCTATAACTTGTTCAATACGGACTTCGTTCCAATACGGTTCAGTAACATGTACTTGTCTAACATTATTTAAATTAATACCTTCAGCTCCAGCAGGGGATATCATAATAATTTTACAATATTTTCCATATTTATTTTCAGATTTATTAAAAATATCTTTATTAATTTTTCTTGTTTCTTTATTAATTCCTCCATGAAATTCACAATATCTTAAACCATCTTTTGTTTGTTTTTTTTCTGGTTCTAATTTATTCTTATTAAATTCTGAATCTTGATCTATATCTATAAATCCAAAAAAACTTAAATATATTTTAAATAATTGTAATCCCTCCATTTCAACATAATTTGAATAAACCATAACTATACCTTTTGTTTTTAATATATTAAAAATGATTCTTACAAATTTGGGACTAGATGAATTAAGAGCTTCTAATAAACTACTTTTTCGTGGTTCTAATTCATAAAAATTAGAAAAACTACCATCATATTTTGTATGAAATGTTTTTACATCATCAGCTAATGTATGATTTTGTTCTTTATCTTTTCTTAAATGATCTTTTAAATAATCAATAAATGAATTAATAAATATTCTTAGAGTTTTCATAAATTCTAATATTTCTACTTTTGATTTAATTAATTCATTTTTCTTTGCTAAATTCTTTCCTTCATCTAATATTATTGCATCAGATTCTTTTATTTTAAAATAACTTTGTCTTGGACGTTTTTCTCCATTTATTTTATCCGATATTGATGGAAATACAAAATTACATGCTTGACGTGTATAAGCAGCATAAGTACTCATTGAGTCACCTACTTTACCTCTTGACATTTGTAACCTAATTTTTTCTTTTTTTTCTTCTATTTCTTCAAAATAATTATATACTTCTTCTTGATATTTATCCATAGGTAAATTTATATAATGAATAGTTTTTTGTGCAAATTTATCAGGTGTTGCACCAATATAATAAGATACTAATCCTAAAATACGTCTTTGAAACATATTTTTAGTATTTTCATTTAAAGATGCGAAATTAGATGAACTAATAAATATTTGTTCAAATATACTTTCAGATGTTGGAAATAATCCAGGTCTTAACAAATTAAATATTAATGCAAATTCAAATGGATTATTAACTACAGGAGTTGCAGATAATAACATTATTCTAGTATTTGAGTTTTCTCTTTTTTCTTGTTGAATATAATCATAAATTATTTGAGCACGTTTACCTGTTTTACTTGATATATTGTTATAAACATTATTCATAAATCTATGAGCTTCTTCTATTATAAATAATGATGTTTTACTTGTATCTGCTCTTTTGACTTTTTCTAAAAAATCTCTGTCTGCAAATGGAGAATCATAATGAATAAAAATAATATTGGCAAATCTTTGTTCAAAATTATCTTTAGTCATCCATTTATTAATATCTTTTAGCCATGGATCATCATGTAGAGATGCAGGAATTAATAAAAATATATTCCATTTTGGAGTATAATTAAATAATATATTATATACATTTATTGCCGTATTTGTTTTTCCAGCACCAACACCATGATATAATAATATATCTTTGAAAGGTGATTGATAATTTAAAAATTGGCCAACAAACTCTTGATATAATGTTAAACTTTCTGCTTTTTTTTCATTACATGGATCTTCACCTTCTATTCTTATTATTTCTGGTAAAATATATTTCTTAAAATTTGCCATAACCCATGATGGAAATATTCTTCCATTTTGTTCTAAATTAATTTGTGACTTAGATTGTGACATTTATTATTGTTATTATAATATAAAAGAAAATTTTAACTTTATTTTTTAATTAATATATGAATATATATTAATTAAAAAAATTATTATATAAAGTAATTAGTCTCAATACTCAATGAAGCAATCAAATTATAAGAAATAATTAGTGAAAAATATTAATATATACATTTATATTAGAACTAACAAATATTTGTAATGTATGTAAATTTGGTAAAACTACACATATTATCAATTAAATTAAATTAAGACTTTCTATTATATCATTTGAATAATAAATTAATACTAAAAATAAAAATTAGAATAACTAATTAAAACAAAGAATTAATGATATTCATTTTAGATTCGGATATATACATTTTCCATTAATTGCAATTGGTAAATCACTTTCTGAAAATGGATGTATTGAATCATATAAACCATAATCTTTACGAACAATATATAATAATTTAGTATCTAAATCCCAATCACTTTGATATGTTTTATGAGCATTTAATTTTCTCATATGTGGATGATGTTTATTATAATAAGAGCAAGCATTAGCTTTTGTTTTAAACTTTGATTTCATATAACCTACATGTTCCATTTTTGAACATTTATTTAACCAACCATTAACACCCTCTTTTTCAGTATTAAATTTAATAACTTCTAAGACATACCTATTTGACATATAATATTATTATCTGGTAATGACTCTAAATGGAACTATTAAATATTTTACTAGATAAAGGATTCAGATTTAATTAAATTAAAATAAAATAATTAGTGAAATTAAATTAATATTTATAAGACTAAACATTAATCTCTTTATTTAATTGTCTATAAGCTCTTGCTTTTAATGTATTTTGTTTTCTGAATTCATCTTCTCCAAGTTCTTGTTTTTTATTTTCAAGATATTTACGTGATCTTTCTCGTTGAGATAATTTTTCTTTAGTATCTTCATGATCAACTATTTGATTTGTTGTTTTCCAACCATTAGTATTAATAATTAAAAAATCTGATTGAATTAAATTTAAATCATATTTTTCATTTAGTTCATTAATAAATCTAGATAATTCAGTTTCAATATCATATGAATTAATTTTAGTTTTATATTGATATTTTTCACCATTTATCTTTTTACAGAACTGGATATAGTCAATATTATTGACTTTAGTAATTGAAAAGTGAGTTGGCATAGTTGGTTTAGTAACATTAGAGTTATCAATATCAGTTGTTTCTTCATTTAAGTTGGTTGGTTTGATTAACTCTAAAGAATCAGTAATATTTGGTATTTGGTATTGATCAATTTTTAATTGAGGAAATTTTTGATTAACTATATCTACAAATTTATTAAATTCTTTTTGAACATCATTTGAATATACTTTTGATTTTACACATAATCTTTTTCCATTTATACTTTTAGAAAATCCAAACTGATAACCACCTTGTGTTTCTTTAAAAAAAGAGAAATTAGTAGGTAGTGATAATCTAATAGATGTATCAGGTTTATTATTTACTACATTTGAAATATCTTTTTCTTTAATATTGCATATATTTTTAATTTGATATTTACTCATTGTTAATTCTGGATATTTTTTATTTATAAGTTCTATAAAATTATCTAATTCTTTTTGAATATCTGTTGATTTTAAGATCATAGTATAACCTAATCTAGACTCATGATCTTTTTTATCAAATACTAAATGCATTTTGTTTCTAGTATTAGTAAGTCTAATATAAGAGGGCATATCTATTTGTTTATTTTGACCAGTTTCTTGTTGGTATTTTTGTTCAGTAATTTCACCTTCTACTTCTTGTAATTTTAATTTAGTTAGTTTAAGTTTTTCTTTTAATGAAATATCATTAGATTTTGTTGATTCCCATCTTTTTTCTAATTTTGGATGATTGCAAATATAAAAATATTCTCTAAATTTATTTTCTTCTTTATTCAAAAATTCTTTTCTATAAACAACATATTTTGGTAAATCATTTTGTTCAATACCATCTGGTAATTCACATGCATCTACTCTTCTTTCTGGTTTAGAACGATTTGCATTTTGTACTGACATATTAACCAATCTAAGATTTTGTTGTCTATTATCTAATTTATCTCGGTTAATATGATCAACAGTTTTTTCTAAATTAGTCATATCTTCATCATGTACATCCATAATTAATTGATGAAGATAAATATTAAGTACTTTTTTATTAACTCTAATTGTTGAACCTATATATCCATTAACATTTAGATACCATACGGGTCTAACACCTTCAAAATCTAAAACTTTATTAATATCTCGTTTTGAAAATTTAGTATAAATATTATCTTTAATATGCATTATATAATATGTATTATTATTAGAATCTTTAACTTTCCAATACATATTTCTATATTGTCCCGCAAATTTACCTTCATAAACTCTATAAGATTCTCCTGAGCTTAATATAGTATAATCAGAAGGTGAAATAAATACATTACTAAATCTTTCATCTAATGTTATGACTACATTATCTTTTCTATAATCATTAACATTATTATTTTTAAAATCAATTGATTTTATTTTTTTTTCTGGATACAAAAGTTTAACAAGAGGAATTTTTGATTTATAGTTATTATAAATCCAGATTTCATTTTCAAAAGTGAAACTGTCTTCATTCAAATTTTTTAATTTATTTATGATTAAACTATCTTCAATATCTAAAATTATTTTTTCATTAATAAGATAATAATTTTTTGATTTTACGTAATTAATTGACATTATGAATATTAATAAATAAGTCTTTAAGTATAAACCAACTAAAATTCAATTTTAATAAATTAGTGTATGATTGAAATATATATTATAATATATATTTGTATCATATTTATGAAGTAACCATGATGGTAATCGTGTTTAATTCGAATATGCAGTTCCTGCCATACCGGACATCACACGTAACACATTATAGTTTACAGTGTAAATATTAAGGAGAGAGTTAGAACTGGAACCTCCAATATAGTTGACAATATAATTAGAATCACCTACATCATTGTATAAACCGCATTTAACTTGTAAAGTGGCATTATCAATACGGGAGAAGTTACAAGTACCAGTAGGCTGATGATCTTCAGCTTTAAGAGCAAAAGAGTAAACATTAACACCGTCAGCAGGGGTATTAGAAAAATGCTGATAAGGCTGAACATAGTTAAAGTAATGACCATCGCGTTCCTGGAATCGGTCATGACCATTGAGCTGAAGTTTGCCTTCGCACACTGGATTATCAGATCCATCAACAAAGTTTCCGTAGTTATGGTAGTTAACAACAGATAAAGCAAATAGATTTAATACATTCTGAGCACCTGCAGAAGCTCCAGCTAAAAGTTGAGATAAAGTTTTAGATACATCTTCCATGGTTAATTCATTACGAGTAATAACAGCATTATCCAATAAGTTCTGAGCAAGAGCAGCATTAGAATCACCATTTGCAATTTGGCAAGTAGTTGAAGCATTTTGAGCAACAAATCTAACATCAACTTTAGCTAACATGGCTGCACTAACACCACCGGTGGCAGCAGTTGTAGCCTGAACTAAATCACCTACAGTTGGTGCAGCACCTAATGTTACAACAACATTTCCTTCACCTACTGAAACAGAGTTAGAGGCAGTTGCAACCATTACTTTAGCAAAACGGTCACGAGCAGCATTCCAATCACCATCAAATGCGCATGCAATCCAGTTATTACGAGTGCAATGACGTTCCAACTGAGGAACCCATACAAGATACTTGGAGGGATGATTAAAGTTGAGTCTGTATTTAGAGTTAGATCCAGTAAGAGATTCGGACCCAGTGAACTGAAGTTGTTCAATTAAATATTCATGAGAAGCCTGAGCGAAACGTTTACGTTCTTCAGAATCCAAATAAACATAGTCAATTAATAAATAGCAATCAGCCATTGAAGGAAGAATAGAAGGAACAGAAGAGCCTTCATAGTTAACAAGAGCTAAAGCAGGACGAAGCTGAACAGTTACACGAACATCATGATACTGAAGAGCAATTAAAGGTAAAGCGAGTCCATTATTACGATTGAACCAGAACTGAAGAGGTACATATAACTGATAAGCACGTTTAGCACCACTAGAAACCTGAGTTAAATGATCAACATCACCAATCATTTTAGCATAACCACGTTCCTGACCAACTTTATGAGTAAGTTCATACCAGACATTAAGCCAGTCACCATATTGTTCATCAATTTTAGAACCACCGATTTCAACTTTACACTGATCAATCATAGCATGACCAAGTCTGTTAACATAACCCCATGCAACATCCTGAGCAGAAACAGCATTTAAGGAAACTGCAACATACATATTAGTAATTAAATCACCGTTACGATTAATGTTGCAGGTAACAGTGCGACCGAAATCAGCAGCACCATTCCAGACCTGTTGAATCGGTTCAACAGAAAAATTAGTATGACGTCTATAAACGACTTTAAAAAATGTTATTTGAGGATTACCTGAAAGATAGACATCTTGAGCGCCATAAGCGACGAGTTGCATTAAACCACCACCCATTTAGATATAACTAATACTAGAAAATAAATTTTATAATATTTATTTTTTAAAACGAATTTTACGCGATTAAAATAATATTTTATTAAAACATTTTTTTGATTTTTTAATAAAATATTAGTTTTTAAAATCAAAAATTAAAAATTTTATAATATTTTTTATAAATTATTTTTTTATAAATTATTTTTTTATAAATTATTATTTTATAAATTATTTTTTTATAAATTATTATTTTATAAATTATTATTTTATAAATATAGACTAGTAACTATTAAAGATTATTTATAGTAATTATAAATAAGTTAAGTTAAGAAATAAATTAACTTATTAAGTATTATACATATAAAATATTTAAAGTAGTTTTAATTATACTATATAATCTAATGTCTTGTAATAAAAAAAGTAAGTATAAAGAAGGTAAAAATAGTTCCATAAAAGAATCAAATACTCTTGATAATAAACATCGTATAATGGTAAAATATTTTTCTCAACAAAAAAATGATAAGGAAGATATTATAAGTCAATTAAATACAATCAATATAGAAATTTCTACATTAGATGAACGTAGAGATCAATTTAATTTAGATGATATTAAACATAGATCATTTTTATTAGATAAAAAAGACATATTAGAAACTCTACATAAAAATATTAGTAATAATTATGATGAAATGGATTATTATGATAATACAGGTGATTTAATTACAAATTATTATGAAATGCGTGATAATAAAGAAATTCAAATAAAAGAAAGTAAAGATATTATTGATTTTTTATGTAATAAAAAAGAGAAACAAATCAATAATATTAATGATATGAAAAATACTAATAGAGCAAACTTATTTGAAAAATATTGTCAAAGAGTTGAGGGAGTTCGTGTTAATAAAGATGATGGTTCAAATAGAATTAAATATTGCGAAGAATGTAATATTGAAAAAATTTTAAATGTAACAGAGAGTGCTTATATTTGTTCATGTTGTGGAGATAGTGAAACAATTATTTTAGATGAAGATAGACAAATTAAAGATTATTCACCATATAGACGGTTAAATCATTTTAGGGAATGGTTAAATCAATTTCAAGCAAAACAAAGTCCTGATATATCAGAACAAGTATTTATAGATATTGTTAAAGAACTTAATAAAAATAGAATAATTGATTTATCAAAATTAAATAAAAAAAATATGAAAGTAATTCTTAAAAAATTAGAATATAATATTTATTATGAACATGTTGCCTATATTATTAATAAATTAAATAATTTACCACCCCCTAAAATTACAAGAGATATGGAAAAATTATTTATAAGTATGTTTTATAAAATTCAAGATCCATGGGAAATGTATAAACAACCTAATCGTAAAAACTTTTTATCATATTCTTATGTATTACATAAATTTTGTGAATTACTAGAATTAGATCATTTATTAGAATGTTTCCCATTACATAAAGACTCTGATAAAATTATGGAAAATGATCAAATTTGGGAAAAAATTTGTAAATATCTAAAATGGGAATATATAAGTTCTTTTAAATAAAGTTACAAATTTTTTTCTTTAATATTTACAAATATTTTTCTTTAATATTTACAAATATTTTTCTTTAATATTTACTAAAGTTATAAATTGAACATTTTGATTAGAATTTACAGGATTAAAAAAGAATATATCTTTTGATAAGTATAATATTAATTCATTTATCCAATCAAGTATATGTCCATCACTTATATATATTACATCTTGAGTTAATAATTGAAAATAAAAGTTCATTTTAATATCAGTACTTGCTTCAAATAAGTGACTAAATGTTTTCATTTTTCTAATATTATTAATATGTCGTAATTCAACACCATGTATTGAACTAGCCCAAATCCATAAATTAGTTTTAGGTTGATAAATTCCATAAAAGTTGTAGTCACCTGCAATAATTACTTTATCATTATATAATATTTGTAATGATTTAGTTTTACCTCTTTTAAAAAAACTAATCCGATAATTTTTATTTGGATCTAATATTTTAATAATTTCTTTATTTTTAGTATCTACAAATTTCTTTATTTTTTCTAAAATATTCATTATAGTATATTAGAAAAATTTAATTAAAATATATAAAATATATTATATAATATATCATAATGGAACCCAACCTAAAAATTAAATGTAATCAAATATTAATATTAATAATATTATCTTCTATCTTGTTTTTTATTTTTATACTTCCAATGATTGATAATAAAAATAAGAAAAATTCAGAAGAATTAAGAGAAACTCTAGAAAATACAAATCAACTAAAAAGATTAGATCAAAATGTTTGTTCTAAACAATGTTGTAAACATGTTCAATGGCCAGTTCCTCATGCTGCTACTGGTGGTACTAGTGGTACTGGTGCTAAAGAATTTGAAAAATATATTGGAACTAATTTAACTTGTAATTTAGGTTCAGGAAGTGGATGTTTATGTGTAACTAAAGATGATTTTAATTATTTAGCTAATAGAAGTAATAATGCAAGTACTAATATATGTACTAATTAAAAATTAAATATATAAAATATTTATAGGATTTGTAAACAAACGTATTTTACTTATATTAATTAAAAATTATCTAATTTAAAATAATAGATAAATATGTTTAATGTCTTAGTAGAAACAAAAAATGAATATACATCACATTTAACGAATATATTAACTCCTTTAATTTTAGAAGGATTACAATCTGTTTATAAACAATCACTTAATATATCAAAAAATAATAATATTTTAAAGATTTTTCAATCATTTCTAAAAGCAATTCCCCAATGGAATCAAGATATTATTGAAAGAGAAACAGAAAGAATTATTAACTCGTCTCATAGTTATGGATGGTTAAATGATTTAATAAAAGCGACTATTAAATCTAATTTGATAGTATTAATGTATAATCCAACATGTAAATCGCAGACTAAAATTAATCCATTATTATATCAAAATATAAAAACTACTGATTTTATTCATAGAGTCTATATAGAATGTGCTCGTGAATTATGGAATAATCCATATTTATTATATCATAATTATCCACCAATTGAAATAAAACGTAATCAAAGAGATTGTATGATTATTATTAAAGATGCAATCAAAGAATCTCTCCGTAAATTATTACCTGTTAAACATATTCTAAAGATTTATTTAGGTGAAGAAATAGAAGTTGATAATGATGAACATTTTGAAAAAGCAATGACTGATGCTGAAGAACGTAATTTAACTAAAATTATTCAAAAAGATTTAGCTAATAATGAAGAATTTGATCATCCATTACAACTAGACTTAAATGATAAAGTTATAATTACACTTACACCTCAACCAAATAATGAAATAAAAGTAAATGAAACAAAAGTGAATGATATTAATATACAAATGATTAATGACCAACTAAATGATATTATAGAAAAATCAACTTCTGAAGAGAAAACTATAGGTTCTAAAATATTAAATATAATTAATCATAATAATTCATTAAATAATTCTGAGAGTCAATCTGATTCAACACCATTAATAATTTCAGAAATAAAAAAACTAACTAAAATAGAACCACATTCAGAAAGTAAACAAGAGACTATTGATGATAAAATAAAAAAAGTTTTACAAAGAGATCTAGCAACAGATTCAGATCTTGAAACAAGTTTAAATTATAGTCAAGAAGAAAATGATAATAAATATCAAGAAATTTTTTCAAATTCATTAATACCATCAAAGAAATCAAATAATGATACTCCCAATATGATAAATAAAAAGAAATTTTTTAATAATTATTTACAATTTTAATTAATAAAATTTTCTAGAACAATTGTAAATATATTCAATTATGCTTCTACTAATACTTTTTGTTTTTTAGAATCAATTTTTTTGATAATAATAGTAGGTGATATCATATCTAATATAGCAAATGCTATAGATGATGTAGCTCCGATCATCATAATTTCTTTAGATTGTAATTTAGTATCAGGAATATATGTAGTAGATAGAATAACAATAAGACCAATTAAAATATATTTAATTAATTTGATTAATTTTGAAATATTATTTTGCACAATATCTTTCATTATATTTAAATGAGAATTTTTTTCATTTAAATTTATTTAATATTTTTACAAACTATTTATTTTCTTAGATAATTTAATGAAATTAATTCTAAAACAATTTTTAATAATTGGTTCCATTTTCTTAATAATTTTATGGTTTCAAAATGTAGATGATAAAAAACATAATAGAATACGTAAAACTTTTTATGATATATATAAATTTCCATTATTAGTTTCCTCAATTATTGGATTTATATTAAATATTCCAACATTAATAGGTTTTAATTGTGAAAATAACCAAAATAAATATGATTCATTAGCTAAATCATTTATACACACCAATAGTTTAAATAATAAATTATCTTGGTTTAATAAAGATATTTCAGAACAACAAATATATACAGATTTACCTGATTTTTAATTTTTTTCTTTTTTAATATAATATGACAATAAAAGAAGTAGGATTTGGCGCAACAAGATTACCAATTAAAAAATTTAATATTCATGAAATGGTTGATCATTGTACAATTGCAATGATTGCTAAACGTGCAACTGGAAAGTCCTTTTTAACAAGAGAAATTATGTTTCAAAAAAGACAACTTGCAGGAGCTGTTGCAATTAGTAGAACTGAAAAATTAAATGGATTTTATACTGATTTTATTCCAGATTCATATATTTATTCAGAATATACTACAGATATACTTGCAAGAATTTATGAAAGACAATCACGTATGAATGAAGATAATAAAAAAAGAATTAAAGATGGGAAAAAACCAAAAGATGATTCAATCATGTTAATAATGGATGATTGTATGGCTGATAAAAGATGGCTTAAAGATCCAAATATTGCTGAACTATTTTTTAATGGTCGGCATCATCATTTATCATTTATTTTAACAATGCAATATGCGGTAGGTATACCACCCGAAATGAGATCTAATTTTGATTATATATTTTTATTAGCTGAAGATACAATTAATAATAGAAAAAAACTATATGAACATTATGCTGGTATGTTTCAAACATTTGATATTTTTCAACAAGTTTTTTCAGATTTAACTGAAAACTATGGTATGATGGTTATTAATAATAGAGTTCATAGTAAAAATATTACTGATAAAGTTTTTTGGTATAAAGCCAAAATAGTTCCATCATTTAAAGTTGGATGTAACAAATTTAGAAAATATCATGAAGAGGCATATGATTCTAATTGGAATAGAAGATTAGAAATATTTGATCCTGAAAGTTTATATTCTAAAAAAAGAAACTCTATTAGATTAAATATTGTGAAATTAAATAATTAAATTTTTATAAAATTTAATTAAATATTTTTTTATAAAAGCTTGGGTGGATCTAATTTCATTTCACCAAATCCTTTTAATTGACTTCCAAGAGATTCAATTTGACTATCTAAGTCTGTCTTTTTCTCTGTCATTTTTACTATTTGTTTTTCAATTTCTTCCATACTCTTAGATAAACTTTCTTGATCTTGCGGTGTTTTGGCCTTTTTCATTTTCTTCTTAATTTCTTTAAGATTTTCATGTCTTGTATCTAAATTTTCCATTATATTTTTTCTAACTAATTCATTTTTTCTTTGTTCATGATAAACTTTTGCTTTTTCTTGATTTTCCATATATGATTTCATCATAGTATTTAATTGTTCATTTGCATATTCTGAATCTTTTACTGTTTGTGAATCAGGATTTGGATCAAAAGGTAACCATTTACCCATTTCACCTACAAATACATTAAAATATTCATCTGCAGATTGAAGTTTTTTAGCATGTGCACATGCATCTTCATAAGTTGCAAATGCTCCACGAACTTTAATTCCCGATAATGTAGTTTTATTAGTTTGATCAGTTAAAAAACTAATACAAATAAACTTTTGATTTGAAGGGTTCATTGTATCTTCAGTTAAAAAATCCATTGTTGACATTAGACTATTATATAAAATATTCTTTAAATATTTTTAATATATAATTTTTCTGTTTTATATTCTGGATCAAAATCTTGATAACCAAACCAAATTGAAGGTTGTAAAAACATTTTTTCATATTCTTTTGAGATTTTATAATCATAAATCTCACGAACAGGTTCTTTTCTTCTTAAATTTTGTTTCATTAATAATATTTTATCATTTGTCATAAAATTAAATGAAGAAGCCTTAGTAATATATATAGTTATCATAATAATTCCTATACTAAGAATTATAAGTGATATATTATATAAAATATGATTCATAATTAATTAACTCTAGATTTTAATTTTTGATAAGTTTTATAATACGTTTCTTATCTTTTGATGCTAGTATATTAAATTCCGTAGTTTTATCAATTTTTAGACAAAGTTCTATTTCTTTAATTGAAATATCTTTATTATATCCATGTAATATCTTAATTAATTCATTTTCTTTATTTTCATGAATTAAATGATTACAAATTCTATTTAACATTAAGACTTCTTGATTTGACTTATTATTTATTATTTTAGATAAATTAAAGATATTTTTTCTATTAATATTTTTTAATGAGGTTTTATTTAAATCAGAACTAAACTTTAATTCATCTATATTTATTTTATAATTTGATTTAGATTTATTTATCCAAAATGATGTATTTAAACATGTATAAAAACCATGAATATTTTGAAGATACCAATTTTGATCAGTATATATACTAGTTTCTATATTATCACCTCGGGATATTGAATCTGATATTTTTACAACAGTCTCAATTATATTTTGCCAAGAATCTTTAGTTTTATTTAACACTTTTTTAAGATAATTTTCATGAATCATTAATGGTAATAATACTTTTTCTGATTCATATAACTTAATTATTGTTTCATAATCTAAATAATTATTTAATATTCTCTCAGTTGATTCAAATAAACCAATATCTACATTTTTCTCACGAGATTTTTGGATAAATTCTGTAATATTTTCTTCTGTAATTTTTCCATTAATTAAATGATAAGATAATTCTTGTAATAAATTTATTAATCTTCTTATATCATTTTGAGAAAATTTTATTAGTTTTTCAATTAATAAATCAGATTCCCAAGTTAATTTTTCCATTAAACTAATTGATTTTATTAATTGTATTAATTCTGTAATTGTTGGTATTATAAATATAATTTCACGACAACCCTTTTTTAAATCATTCAATAATTTTGAATGTTGATTATTTGATATAAATATTAACGGAAAACTTTTTAATTTATTATTATTTTTATAAATATCCATTATATATTTTTTTTCACTATTTAATGTAATATTTTCAGTTTCATCAAATATTAAGGCTATCTTATTATTTTTTAAATTTGAAAAATCTATTTTTGAATATATTGAATTAGTGAAATTATAATAATCATTAAAATCATCATAAATACGATGATCTTTTATTTCATTTGGATTTATAATTCTAGGAATATATCCCAAATCTTCTAAAATCAATTTAATTGTTAATGTTTTTCCTAATCCTTGATTTCCAGAAATAATAATTCCTTGATTTTTATTAATTGATAAATTTGTTATCCAATCTTTAAAATTATTTATTTGTTGTAAATTTCCCACAATTTGATTTATATTATTTGGCTTATATTTATTTATCCATAAATCATTTGCTTTATTAGATAAATTATTCATTATTATCAATAATTAATAATTTATCTTTATAATTATATTTAATATTTTATTATGTAATTAATTACTTTGTATGGTTGTAATATATCAAATAAATTAGTTATTAATTAATAATTATATTATCCATCAATACTAGCATATACTATATGTGAATGACTACCTACTGTTTCTATTAAAGATTTATCAGACTCATCTTCATCTTATAAAGCAAACCCTATAAGAAGGACTTTTTGATATTAATTATCATATAATAAAGTTATATTTAAAATTTAATAATATAATTAAGTACAATATAAGGTTGTAAATTATTATGAGCAGCTCCTCCACCTGTTGCATTTATTGAAATACTAGTTGTATTTACACCAGTTGTTTGACTTAAATCCGTCTCATCTGCTGCAGCCTGTGTTCCAAAAGCATTATCAGTACTTTGATCATTTACATTATTTATATATGAATGTGAATGTCCAGGATCATTAATTGTATGAATATGTGAAGGCATTTCAGAGGTAATAAGAGTATGATTTTTTTCACCTCCTGTTTCACCTAAAGTATCAAATTCAGTTTGAGAAGTATCTTTACCAACAGGAACTCGTCCTTGAAAGTTTGGTAAGTTAAATGTAGTTGATCCATCACCAACACCATAAATTGTAGAAATTATACCAAATAATATAGAATATGTTGCTCGTGAAATGGCAGAACCATCACATAATAACCATCCATTTGGTGCAGAAGAACCAGCATAACTCATTACTGAACCTGTTGGTACTAATAATGCAAATGATATTGGACTTGATTGATATTGTTGTTTTACTTCCATTGCATTAAGAGTATTATTAATTGTACTAATTCCAGAAACATTTAATGTTGAAAGAATTGTAGTAGCACCTTGTAATTGAGAATTACCACTAATAAATAATGATGATATACCAGTAAGACGGCCTTCTATTACTGTATTTTCTTGAATAAAAACATTAGTTGCTGTACGACCTAAATCAATAATATTATCATTAATAGAACTTGATAAACCATTTTTTCTTTCTAATGAATTAATAATTGCCACAATATTTGATTTACTTAACATTATATAATAAGAATTAGAAAATTATTTTAAACTTGCTATAAAGCAAAATTTATATATTTATATTTAAAAATCTTTAAAAATTTAAAAAAATAATTTTCTAATTCTTATTATATATAAATGGATTCCTCTGATGTCAAAAATAATCAACGAAATCGTCCTACCCATAATGAGAGTGCGGGTTCATCTATAGAAGATGAAGTTAAGAAACTATTCCGTAAAAATAATAATAAAATTTCATCTGCTGATTTTCTAAAATTAAGACAGAAATATGATGATGCTGATTTAGTTGAAAATATTCAGAAAGCTTATTTAGAAAAACATGCAATGATTAGTAAAAAAGCAAAAAAGTTTGCTCAGTTAATTCGTGAGAAATATAGTAATGAAAATTATCCTTTTCATATTCTTTTAGAAAAAGCACGATTATTTAAAGTCAAACATAATTTATCTGAAGAAGAATTTGCTGAATTTCAGCGTATTTATGAACAGGAATTAGTGGGACTTAAATCTCCAGATGTTATTAGCCCTTATACTAATTTAATGAAAGTTTTAGGTTCTATTAATGTTGATTTCCAGGGTTTTAATACAAAATTAGATGATAATCAATATAAAGTTTTACAAGAAATTCTTAGATTATTTGCTAGTTCTAGACATTTACATGCTCAAGTTTTACTCCAGTCTATGCAGTATAGAGATTGTGACTTTGAAGCTTTAACTGGTACTTTTGCTCGTGACCTTGGTCATCGTCCAGGTGATTCTATTCACCCTGTTATTGCAGCAATGTTTTTACCTAAAATTTCTATTCTTGAAAATCATTTCTTATATTCTAATATTGGAGGAATTGTTAAAGCTCGTTATAATGCTGAATCATTAAGTAATCGTCCTGATTATGAATTATTTTATGCTTTAACTCAAGATCCTAATGATGTTGTTTGTGATAATCGTTCTCCTATGGCTGATCTTCTTAATCGTGCCCAACTTCAGAATCAATTATGGAACTGTGTATTAAACTTACGTAATGGTCAATACTATAATTCAACATTCCGTGAATTTATTGGAGCGGTTGATGTTTGTAGACTTAATAAACAAGATAACCCTGATTTAGTTTATGGACGTTATGATGGTACTATCTTAAAAAGACTTTTATCTGCATTTTCTTTCCGTCCTACTGTTGTATCTACAACTCCTGTTTATCAAGTAATTAATATTAATCCTTATCAACAAAATGTTGGTCCAGTTGTTACTGCTGTTCCTATGATTAACTTAAGACTACCTCCTTCTATGAATGAGGATACCCCAATTAGTTTATCTGATGCACTTGAACAGCATCAATTCTTTTTAGAAAATGGTACTATTGTTCCTCGTCAGACTTCTTTAATTTATTCCCGTGGTGTATTATTCTTTTTTGTTGATAGACGTGCTAATATTCTACGTTTTAATGATATGCAGCCTTTTAATATTGCCAGATTACCAGCTACTGTATCTGGTTTTGAACGTATTAATGATCGTGAAGTTAACTTTGAAGATACTATTAAAATTCGCGGAGATACTTACCAACTTCGTTCTGTCGTTTTAGCTGAAGTTAACCGTAATGCAGCTGAAAATAATATTGTAGTTGGATCTTCTGCTATCTTTATGCTTCATGCTAATCTTCAGAATCAATTATTTCAAAATGAATACTTTCAGTATGACCCTCTTGGTGTTACTGATGCAATTGAAATTGATAATAGAATTGTCACTCGTCAACCTGTTTCTCAACTTCATGGTCCTCCCAGTTCTGAAGTATCTTATTCATTTACTACTATGGCTCGTAAACGCGGTATTATATTTATGTATGAAAATACTGCAACTTTATCCAATAATGAAGTGATGTATTAAATTTAATTCAATTTTAATTTACTATTAATTAAAATTGAATAAAATTATTTCAATTATTTATCTCTGTTTATCTAATGAATAATATAAAAATAGTCCCTTTTGATACTGAATTAATTAATAATTTATTAGATTTATATGGTACCCCACTACAAATATATGATGAATATAATATGAAATTAAATGCTATTAATTTTATGGAAATATTTAAAAAATATGTTCCAGGATTTAAACAATTTTTTGCTGTTAAAGCTCTACCTAATCCTACTATCTTAAAATTATTAGTTAATTTAGGTATGGGATTAGATTGTTCTAGTTTATCTGAATTACAATTAGCTAAAATGATTGGAGTTTCAGGAGATTCTATTATGTTCACCTCAAATTTTACATCCAACGATGATTTAAAAGCAGCAATTGATCAAAAAGTAATTATTAACTTAGATAATTATAGTTTAATTAATAATTTATTTCAATATGAAAATAAACTACCATCAAAATTATTTTTAAGATTTAATCCAGGTATTGGTCATTCAGACTCTGAAACAAAATCTAATATATTAGGAGGACCTAATGCTAAATTTGGAATGGACTTTAATACTATATGTAGTGCTTGTAAATTGGCATTATCTTTAGGTACTGAAGAATTAGGAATTCATATGATGACTGGATCTAATATTTTACAATTAGAATATTGGATTGAATTAATTGATAAATTATTTGAATTATTAATTGAATTAAATAATCAAAATATTACTATTAAATATGTTAATTTGGGAGGCGGTATTGGATTAGATTATAAAACAGGAATTCATATTAATATTGAAAATTTAGCACAAATAATTGGAAATAAAATTAGAGAAAATTCATTAATATATAATTTAGTTATTCCTGATGTATATATGGAAAATGGTAGATTTATTACTGGACCATATGGATATCTTTTAACTAAATGTAATAATGTTAAAGAATTATATGGAAAAACATTTTATGGATTAGATGCTTGTATGAGTAATTTAATGAGACCAGGAATGTATAATAGTTATCATTATATATCCATTTTAGAAAAAGAAAATAATGATAATTTAAAAGAAGTTAATGTTGTTGGTACATTATGTGAAAATAATGATTGGTTCGCCAAAAATAGATTATTACCCCAAGCCTATCCTAATGATATATTTATAATATGGGATACCGGAGCACACTGTCATTCTATGGGATTCCAATATAATGGCAAATTAAGAGCTCCTGAAGTATTAATTGATATTACAACTAATAATTTTATATTAATTAGACGACGTGAAACATTTGATGATTATATTAGTACAGTAATATATCAAGACTAATTTAAATTAATTTATAAATATATATATATGGAACCTAAATATAAACAAAAATATTTAAAATATAAACAAAAATATTTACTCTTAAAAAAAAATATGAAAGGTGGTGAACAGTCATATGATTTAACACTATGTGGACAAGAACCTAAAATAAATATAAATACTCTTAAACCTAATGATAAAATTAAATTTATATTCTCACTAAGTGCATTAGAAGAAAAATATGAGGGTGTTTCGGAAACTAAATCTGAATCACTTATTGAAATGGATTTTTATGTTAGAGAATCAAGAAGTTATGATAATGATATAAGCCAAGCAATTATATTAACGAGTGATATTGGACTAACTAATAGATTATCTGAATATTCTCCAGCTGAAGAAGATCAACATGAACCACTATTAGATATATTATTTTATAAAGATAAAGAAGGAAATGGAATAAATAAATATTCCAAAATTAAATTTATTAGAACAAAGAAACCTTTTTATAATTTAATTTTATTAAAAAAAATATATGCATGTATTACAAAATATTTTGATTTTGATAAAATGAAATTGGAAGATGACTCAGTATTTACTGTAGATGGAGTTATGTATAAAACATTATTTTATAGAATTTTTATGGGTAAAGATTCTATTTATTCTGGTGATATTTATAATTTCCAACAAACAAAAGCAGATAATTTTTATTTTAATGATGAAGACTATACATCAGATCACTATCAATCTGATAAACAATTATTGGTAAATTCTAAATTAATAGATTTTGTTATTTTTTTAAGTGAAAATAAAAAAATAATTGAGAATGATTATGAAGAAAATAAAATTAAATATATTTATAAACCACCACTTATAATTAATGATATTGACATAATTATAAATGATATGAACAGTTTTGGCATAAATAAATATACAAGTGAGTATGTTAGTCAATTAGCAGTTCCATCTATACCAAGTGATCGAAGAAAAATTGTTAAATCATTTTTAGATAGATTACTACCATCTATAAATATTTTTAAAAATGAAGCAAACAAACAAAGACTAAAAAACTTATTATTATCAAATAAATTATATGGTGCAATACCACGAATATATTTTTCTCATCAAAATATGATTTCAAACTCTGTTAGATGTGTATTATGTAGAGATTAATCTAATACAACACTTATTATTTATAAATTAACACTTTAATTTATAAATAATATTATATAATAAAATGTATTTTATAAATAAATATATTAATTATGAATTAAGAAATAATAAATCATTTAAAAAAATTATAATAAAAAAAAATGTGATTATTTGTGATAATGAATTAATTAAAAATGATATATATAATAAATTAAATTTTTCAGTTAATTATATAAAATTTTATGTTTCAATGTTTGATTATAATATAATTAAACTAGAATATTATTGGGAAACAATAAAAAATATACCGAGAGAATATTTACCAATTTATAAAAAAGAATATGATTTGAAAACTTTTATTGATTGGTTAAATATAAATATAAATAATAATAAACTTGTATATGAAACAAGTAAATTTACAAAAAGAAGATATATTTTTAAAAATCAGGAAGAATGTTTAAAAACAATTAAATGGGACCAAACTAATCCAAAACATACAAATTTTAATCAATTACTTTATCATGCAAGTGATATAAATGATATTGAAAGATATGGATTTATTTATATTAGAACAATATTTAATAAAATTAGAAATATAAGTCCAACTACTAATATTTGGTATAATACACCTTTAGAAATATGGGATAAATTTAAAACTGATTTTCAATCAATAAAAAATACAATGATTTATATGTTAGACAAGATGAAAAAGGGAGTATTAGTGGGTATTAAAAATAATAAATTAGTTATATTTTTACCTTTTTCAAAATACAACTACAAAAATGATTTTTATACAGAATTATATTTTGATGAAAATGATAAAAAATTATTAGATAAATATAAAAAAACAAAAGATAATGAAATTTTAAAACAATTAAAACATAATGTGCAATTATATTTTAATAAATTTAGATTAAAAACAGATAATATTTTTTTAGATAGAAGTCAATGGGTTGCGAATGATTGTTTTTTTAGATATGAAAAATATGAAGGTGATAAATCGGTTGTTTTATATGAACATTTTTTAAGAAAATTATGTAAAAATAGAAAATTACCAGATAGTATATTTTTTTTAAATTTAAGAGATCATCCTATTCTGAATAAAAATTTAAAAGATAGTTATACAAGTATTATTGATAGAGATTTAGATAGTAAATATAAATTTGATAAATATGCACCTATTTTTTCAGTTGGTCCATCAAAAGATACTGCTGATATTCCATTAATAACACAAGATGATTGGTTACGAGTTAGTAAAAATATATATCCAGATGATTGTAAAAATGGTTATTTAAATAATATTGATATAGATAATTGGGAAAATAAGAAAAATAAGGCAGTTTTTAGAGGTAGTGCTACAGGTTGTGAAATTAATGATAATAATCCAAGAATTAAAGCTACCATATTATCACGAGAAAATCCTAAATATTTAGATGCAGGTATTACTTCATTTAATAGAAAATTAAAGAAAAAATTAAATAAGCCATTAACATTAATAAATCCTTCATTTACAAAATCAAATTTTATGACATTAAATGAAAAAGCTAGTTATAAATATATTTTAAATTTAGATGGACATGTAGCTGCTTTTAGATTAGGACATGAATTTTCATTAAAATCAGTTTTATTAATACCTAAATCAAAATATTATTTATGGTTTTCATATTTATTAAAACCATTTGAACATTATGTACCTATTAATCAAAATTTAGATGATTTAATTGAAAAAATAAAATGGTGTATAAATAATGATGATAAATGTAAAATTATTGCAAACAATGGATATAATTTTTATAAAAAATATCTTGAAAAAGATGGTATATTTGATTATATGCAAAATGTATTATATAAAATTCAATTTAATAATTTAAATTTTAAAAAATATTCTGAAAATATAGCTATTATAACTGTTTATCGTAATGATATTAATAATAGTAGGTTAGAACAAAAAAGAACATTTTTATATTGGATGAATAAAATGCTTTACCAATTATGTAATTATAATATTATAATTATTGAACAGTCTAAAGATAATCAATTTAATATTGGAAAATTAAAAAACATCGGTTTTGATTATTTAAATAATAAAATAAAAAAACGATTTGATAATTATATATTTACAGATATTGATATGATTCCTGATAGTAATTTAATAGATTATTTTTTTAAAATATCAGATTCTCTAAATGCCTTAGCAATTCGTGGAACAAGATATGAAAATAAAAAAGAAATATTACCATTTGCAGGAGGTATAATATCTTGTACTAAATCAGTTTTTGAGGAATTAAATGGATATCCAAATAATTTTTATGGTTGGCAAGGAGAAGATAATAATTTATTATTAAGATTATATGATATTAATAAACCATTATATTATAATAAGTTTGGTAGTGTTATGGATATAGAAGAAATTCAAGGTAGTACCAAAAGTATTGATATAAAATTAAAAGAATTGAAAGGACAACGTGAGAGTTCTGTATGGGAGAAAAATATTAATTATAAAAATTATAAAACAAATGGCTTAACTAATTTAAATTATAAAATATTAGATGAAATAAATTATAAAAATAATTATCATATAATAGTTGATTTATTATATGATGAATCAATAAAAAAATATCCTCAAGATTTTATTTTTCCAAAAATAGGTGAAAAAGAAGATCATGATAGAGTTAAAAAATATATTCAAAATATTAAAATGATAGAATTTTAATTATTTTTATTAAATATTAAAATGATATAATTTTAATTATTTTTATTAAATATTGAACTAGTTGATTGGAGATTACGATTATTTTTATGCACATTAGTAGGTAATGGAATTAGTTGTCTTGGTTTATTTAGCTCATCTAAATATGTGATCCGTTGAGTTGCTTCAGTTATAATTTTAGGTACAACTTCACTAACAATACGACAATTCAGTTCTCTAACTTGACTAGCTATATCATAAGGTAAATGTCTTGCATATTCTAAGAAAATATATCTCATTACAATAATTAAACTTTCTTTAGATTGTTCACTAATTTTAATTTGACCCTTTGTTTTTTTAAATATAAGCATTATTAAATGTTTATTAATTAAACTAATATTTTCATCTGAGAAAAATGTATCTTCTAAATCACCTTGTTCACATTCACTAATTCTTACTTGATTTTTAATCAATTCATTTCTAGCAAGATTAGCTTTTGGATTATCACAAAAAAAAGCACTTGGTACATCAATTAATGTAAATCTTGGTTTGTTTGTAACCATATTAATTTAATAGAGAAATAATTTACTCTATTAAACTAAATAAAATATTTTTAATTAACTAAATTATCTAAATTATAGGTTTCATATATATGTGATTCATCATATCGCATATTTTTTGAACTTTCTGGATATATTTTTTCATTTGATGGATATGAAAATAATGTAGCAATAAATACTTCTTCTTCAATATAATTATTGGATGCATCTTTAATTAATATTTTTTTCATATTTTCACCAAGAGAAGAATCTGCTAAATAAATAACCCATTCATATTCTTGATATCTTTTTTGCCAAATCATTAAATTACCTTTTATAAAATTCGGTCTTGACATTAGATTAATATTTTCTTTTTCTGTGTTTGTTAATAATGTACCTACTCTATTATGAACAAAATTACCAAAATATTTTGGTATAAAATCTTTTATATTTGTTACTAGTGTATCATCATGCATTTTTTTTAATAAATCTAATATACTACTATCAGGAATAGATCCTCCTTTTGCTTTAAAGTTCTGATTAAAATTATCTGGATCAATCATTTGTTTAAATTGTATTAAAATATGATTAGATAAATCTATGTTATTATAAATAGAATTTTCATTGAATAATGTTTTACTATATAATTTATATTTTATAATATTATTAGGTTTATTTATTTTTAATAAACTACTATTTAATTCAATATCTGCATATTTTGAATCTACCATTAATATATACCCGTAATTTGGGATATAATATTCTATACTGTCTACTTTGTATATCCACGAGCCTATAACATTAGTATCTGAAAAAATATCTTTTATATAAATATTATTTTCAAGAGAAAATTTTTCCATAAATATTTGTTTAGATTGTAAAATTGAACAAGCGTATACTAATTGAAATAAAATAGATTTCCAAACATCTGGAGTATGAAAACCAGTACTTATCATTTTTTTAACAGATCCAAATGTTTCATAAATAGATGAAGACCATTGAACTATAGTTGTAGTAGGTGCTTCTGTTATTAAAACTAAAACTTTACCTGAATTTATTGTTAAATCTTCTTTATTTTCAGGTTTTAATTGTGTATCTTTTGAAGAATTATTTATTAGTGAATTATGTTTTCTAAATTGTAATGGTAATAAAGATTGGAATAATCCTAATTGTTTATCTAATTGATGTTTCTTATTAATTTGACGTTGATTTTCAATTAATTCATTTGTAGATTCATTATTTTTTAATAAATCTAATTGTGTCCAATCTATTTTTGATTGTGAATCAATTTTATATAAAATTGGTGAAATAAAGTTTGGTGATACTTTATTTTTAATAATATTATTTTTAACCCAATCATAGTATTTTATTTCTCTCCATAAATCAAAATTATCAGCATTTATTAGATTATTTATTGTTTTACATCTTAAATCACCTAATGACATCATATACATACGTATATTTAGACCCATTGCTTGTTTACCTAATTCAATAACTTTTGTTTTAGTATCATATCTAATAGGATATCCAGCTCTATAAATTAAAAAATTTTTAGGTAAATCTAAATAAGGATTTCTTTTAATACTATATGGATTTATTTCCATTATTTTAATATATTCTAATAAAGATTTATTACTTCCAACTGCTGACATTTCTTCACCATCACAATTTTCTAAAATACTATTACGCATAAAATCAATTAAATATCTACGTTGATAAATTGTTAGTGCTGAATATGTAACTAAATCACCTCCAGGTAACATATCTTCATAAATTCTATTTATTGATGTAAATCCTTGTAATGGATTAGATAAACTAACATTATATACTTTTTGTACAGGAGGTTGATTAAGTACTCTATTTGAATATGGCATTATATGATTCATCATTTGACTTTCAGGATCATATAAGGGTATAAATGTTGGTGGAAATTGGGGTTTAACTGGGGGTCTTTGTGAAGTATCATAAACTTTTTGTTCTAATATAATAGGTGGTTCTCTTGGAGGTGGATTTTCCGTTGAACGTTTTTTAAAAGTATTACGTTGATCATTTGATAAAAAAGGAGTATTTTTTTCACTTCTATAGGGTAATTTTTCCATACTACCACCTTTTAATTTTGATTCATTTACTTTATTTTTATCTAAATTATTTTTAATAGGTTTTTTATCTAATAATTCTCCATTATATTTTCTAAATATTGTATATTCGGTGTCTTGGTTTCTATTAATTGTTCTTGAATTTTTTTTATTCATTATATTATAATTAGATTTTATTTTATTTTGGTTTCCTAATATTGAATAGTTATCTGAATCCATATAAGTATTTATAGTATTACCTGTATAATACTGATTATTAATAATATTATTATTTACTATATTTTTATTTGATTTTATATGATATTCATTAAAATAACTATCATATAATAATTCAATAGGATTCGCAATTATCATGTTTTTATTAAACTTTTTTAAACCTCTAATATGTGGAGGGATTATTTTATCTAAAAATTTATTTGTTTCGGAATCAAAATCATTTTTAATTAGTAATAAATCATTCAGAAATATATATATATCATAATATGAATTAGGTTCGTGTGCAAATTTTATATTTGCTTTCTTTTCATTAAATAAACCATGAAATTTTGGAATAACAGCATTTTCAAAATTTCCTATTTTTATATCAATCCCTATACTTGGTACATAAAATTTATCATTTTTAAATCCATCATATTCAGTTGTTGTATCTGACTCTTTCTTAAGATAAACTAATATATTTTCTAATATTAAGTTATTATGTCTAAAATTATGAAATTCTTTTTGAATTATTGCTAAAGTATGAATAACTTGAAATATTAATCCTTTATAAGAACATGTATGATCTGATAAATATTCTTTTAAATTCATTGTTTTGAAAAAATATTCTCGTAATTGTAAACAACATTTATCACTTATATTACCATTTAATATTGCATTTTTAATAAATGAATTTGATATATTATTATGAGTTAAATATTCTATATCTGAAAAATTAACATCCAAATTCATTACAGGTAATAAAATATGACTAGTTTTTTTTGTTAAAACTAGTTGACTTAAAATATATGAAAATAAAGAATCATTATTAATATCATTATCCATATTATTTATTTTTTTACTATCTTTATAAAATTGTATTTTTATAGTAACTGGAAATATATTTGAATATCTCTTAAATAATAATTGTATTTTGGTTTCATTAAATGATAGAAATTTAAATTTTCCATTTAAAATATCCATTTCATTTTTCTTATAAAATTCGGTATCTTTTTCATCTTCTGAGGGAAATGATATTTTAATATCATCTATTGCTATTTTACCAAGTGTTAATTTATTTAGAGAAAAACAGTTATTTGAATTCAAATTATATACATATTCGTAAATTATATTAATTTTATCTTCTAAATCATAATTTATTTCTTCCATAATTATTAATATAAACTAGAATTTTTATATTTCAAGAACATCTAAATTATAATTATAATTATAATTATTTTGTTCTTTATAGGTTGTAAATAAATATATTAATCTTGTTACAAATGCTTCAATATGAATTATATGACGAGTTCCTTGACTTAATCTTTGTTCAAATATTGAGGTTATATCAATTATATAATATTTTAATTTAAGATCATCTATTTTTTCTAATAATTTTTTTATTATTTTTCTTATTATTAATTGAGTTGGTATATTAGTTATAAATAAAATATAAAATTGATCTCTTATTTTTTTTATTATACTATATAATTTTTTATTATTTTTTATATTTGGTTCTAATATCATATTTACAATATTATTAATTATTAATTCCCAGTTTTTACTATAATTTATTCCATATTTCTCCATTTCTAATAACCAAATTGCATTATTTATTTTATTATCTGATAATTTTATTATTTGGTTTAAACTAGTCCAACTTATATTTATATTCTCTTTATGACAAATATATAATAAAGTTTCTAGTATATCTGAATCTGATGGTAATGATATCCTAACTAAAAGACAACGAGATCTTATTGGTTCTGTTATTTTTGATAATTGATCTGATATTAAAATAAATTTACATGTATCTGAATATTTTTCCATTGTTCTTCTTAATGATGCTTGTGCATAATAAGATAAATTATCTACTTTATTTATTACTACTATTTTAAATAATTTACGATGTTTTAATATATTTAATAATTCTGATTTAGCATAATCTTGTATTATTTCTTGAATTAAATATTTATCAAATCCATTAGAATTCGGTTCAATTATTATATGATATTTTGATTGTTTTATCATTATTTTAGTTTTTGTACTTGAATAACCTGATACTGTATATTCTACATCTTTTAATTCTACACTTGATCTACCATAAATTTTTTCTAATAATTTATTTACTAAATTTTCTTTTCCACAACCATTTGGACCATAAATTATTAAGTGTTGAAAATTTGAATATTTCCAAGTCCCATATTCCAAATTATTTATTATTTTTTCAAATTCATTATTTGGTAGTTTTATTATTGATTCTATATTTGAATATATTTCATTATGTACATTAAAACTATCTAGAATTTTATTAATTATTGTCTGATGATATGTTATATATTTGGAATCATTATAATATTTATCTACTAAAAACATTTATTAAATATAATATTTTTGAATCTTTTAAATAAAAATTGAATGTTAAATTATTTATATTTATTAATTATATTTTTAATGAATATTTTTTTATAAAGATAATAGAATTTTACATGTAAACATATTTCTATTAAGCAACTGTACATGTTGAACAAAATGCTATTTGTGATTGTGCAAAAAGAGGAGTTAGTTGTACAAGATTATTATTGGCTACTGGTATTAAAAAAATATAATTTAAAAACTTTTTCTTTAAAAAATTGAAAAATAAATAATTGATATAATCTATATTAGAAGTTTGATTAAATAAATTAAATATTATGGCAAATAATTTATTCTTAAAAAAAATTATTACTGATGAAATTATTAGAAAACTTAATTTAGGTGATGTTTTTATTCATAAAGAAGAATCTAAAATGTTACAGTCATTTGATTTTAAAGAACTACCAATAAGTACCACTTTTTATATTCATCCAAGTGATATTGATGAAATATGTACTATGTTTATAGGATTAGAAGAAAAATTTGTTATTCTTCCAGCATATACTAAAGATGATATAATAACCGATTTTCAACTTGCTGTTACTGGATCATGTCAAAATTTATCTAAATATAAATGTAAAACAAATGAATTTAAAACTACAAGTATTCGGGAAACTGCAGAAGAAATTGGAATTAATACACATGATGGCAAATTTAAAACTAGAAAATTCATTTTTGGAGATATTACAACCTGTGTACAAATTATTGAACTTGATACTATCAAAAAATCTCAACCTATTAAAAATAAAAATAAAAATAGTAAATATGATAATAAAAAATTTAAAGTAATGTCATGGATCATCTTTAATAATCCAAGTGATATTATTATTAGAAATAGAACTAAATCAGTTGATATAGCTGGTAAATATGTTGTTGTTATTAGAATTAGAGATCTTATTAAATTAATTAAATTTTTAGTTACATATCCTATTGAACCACCTATTCCATCACCTATTATTAATATTAGTGTGGTAATGCAACAACCACCTATTCCATCACCTATTATTAATATTAATGTAGTAATGCAACAACCACCTATTCCATCACCTATTATTAATATTAATGCGGTAATGCAACAACCACCTATATATGACATGCGACTGGCTTATATGTATCAACCTTGGATACATCCAATTTATATGTATCCAGGTTATATACATCCAAGTTATACGTATCCAAATTATATATATACAACTTATATGCATCCACCAGGTTAAATTATTTTATTTTATATAAAAATTGATTATTAATAACTTAATAATCAATTTTCAATTAGTTAATGACTTCAAATGATTTTATTCATGGTTTATTTGGTGGAGGGGTTGGTATTTTAATGTCTCATCCATTTGATACTATAAAAACACGTATTCAAACTAATTCAGTAAGGACGATTAAAGAAGCAATTAAAATTGGTAAATTATATTCAGGTATAACTCCGCCATTAGTTGGTATTATGTTAGAAAAAAGTATTGTATTTGGTTTTTATGAGAAATCAAAATCATATGGATTAAATAATTTTTGCAGTGGTATAATTGGTGGTTTTATGTGTACTTTAATTGTAACACCAGTTGATAAACTCAAAATTAATTTTCAAAATAATGAATTAAAAATGAATAAAAGATTTTATCTAAAAGATTTGTATAAAGGTTTTATTCCAACTATTTTTAGAGAAACTCCTGGTTTTGGAATATATTTTACAACATATAATTATTTATCAAATAATTTTAATCAGTCTAAAAATCTTAATAAAACTTTTATATTTGGAAGTTTATCTGGATTTTCTGCCTGGTTATTTATCTATCCAAGTGATTTAGTAAAAACAAATTATCAATCATTAAATAATAATTTAACACTAACAGATATTATTAAAAATATCTGGAAAATAAATAATAATTCAAATAATATAATTAAAGGATTTTTTAATTATTATAAAGGATTCAATTTAGCTCTTCTTCGTGCGATGCCATTACATGGCGGGGTATTTGTTGGTTATGAATTATCTAAAAAATATATAAATATTTAATTTATATTAAAAATTGATTTTTATTTAAATTAAATATTTATATTAAATATAATGCTTAATATTAATAATAATTATATTCAAGATTATTGGTTAAATAATAATATAATTGATTGTGCTGAAACAATCAATTATACCAATAATTTAGATGATAATTTAGATGATCTAATATTAGATGATAATTTAGATGATCTAATATTAGATGATAATTTAGATGAATTAATATTAGATGATAATTTAGATGAATTAATATTATATGATAAAAAATTGAATAATAATATAAATAAAATAAATAAATGTAATAATACTAATGAATACAAGAGAGATACAGATAACCAAAATTCAAGAGATAATTTTAGAAATATCCCAAAAAAAGATTCAAGTAATAAATATAAACATTGTCCAAATAAACAAACTATTTCAAATAATAACATGCTTAATAAACAAAGAACCAATCAACATAACAAACTATTCAATAAGTTTAATACAAACAAACACGATAGACAAGTGCATTCATTGTCAGAGAACCGCCGTGTATATGAATTTAAATCACAAAAACAAAAAATATTGTTGGATTCATTCTCAAAATCTAAACTAATTTAATTTACAAAAAAATTGAAAAATGAGTATTTTTATAATTATTAAATATTATATTAATGAAAAAATTAAAGGAATTAAAAGGAGTACATGATATATTTGTTGATTCAATCAATGAGTTGGATGAAAAATTGCAAAATCAACTTAAAAAAATAAAATTAGAATATCAAAAGAATATAATAGATGAAAAAATTCAACTATTAATTAATATTTGTGAAGGTGAAGATTTAGATTTTGATAAAATTAAAACTAAATATTTAAAATCAAAAGAATTAAGTCAAATAGTAAAAGAAGAGATAATTATAGAAACTAGTCAAATAATAGAAGAAGATTTATTAGATAAAATAGATATTAATGGAGTAAACTATTACTATGAAGCTAAAGAAAAAGGTATTATATATGATGTAAATTTAAATCAAATAGGAATTTATAAAAATGGGAGCTTTATTTTTAATTAATAAGTTGAATTAATCTTAATGTTGATTTTCTTGACCATTTATATTTATTCATCCATAAATTAATATTCTCTTCACTTATTTTATTTTTAAAAAAATATGAAAAACTACTAGATAAATCATCATATCCTCCTAATAATAAATTTCCATTTGATCCAACTTTTTTAAAATAAATTTGTGGAAAAGTATTAATATTTTCTGTTTTGTATAGATCTTTATTATTATGATCAACCCATGTAATATCACATGGTATATTATTATCTTGTAGTAATTTATGAGCAGCTATAGAATATTTACAATCTTTAAGAAGTATAACCTTTAGAAAATATCTATTCATTTATTATATAATAATACATTTAATATATTTATATTAAATATATAATTAAAGATTATTTTCTATTTTCACCTAATAATGACTGGAGGATTAATACAATTAGTAACGACTGGTATCCAAGATTCACCCCTTATTGGAAACCCAGAAATTACTTTTTTCAAAACTGTGTATAAACAACATACACAGTTTTCAATTTGTCAAAATGAAAGATATTTAGGTAATTTAGAATTTGGTAAATCATCATCAAAAATTCTTGAAAAAAATGGTGATTTATTATATAATCAGTATTTTAAATTAAAAATTCCTTATTTTGAAATTATAAAATCATTTGACAAACAACAAGAAGTTGATTTGGGTTATAATATTAATGAATTAAATGTAACTTATGGTAATTCAAATTGTTTAATATTTTATTTAAGTTTTAATGATAGTTGGTATATAGTACCTGAAGATTTATTTAAATTATCAGCATTTAATGAAATTATTTATTTAATTGATTCATATAAATTAGAACAAAATTTACTTCCTGAATATATTAAAATAACAAATTATGGTCAACATCTTAAATATTATCAAATTCAAGATAATAAATATTCATCTATAATAAGTATATTAAGAATATATTCAAATTTTTTTGAACAATTTTGGTTAAATTTTATATCAACATTTAATGATATTAATTTATTTAATAATTTAGTAACTGTAACAGGTGAATATACTTCTTTGTATGATAAATTAAAAAATCAGATATTTTATTTATATAGATCTAAAAATTTTTCAGCAAGATATTTAGAATATTATGATTTTTCTGAATATATTGAACAAAATAATAGTTTAGAATATATATATAAAACAGAAACTGAAAGATATTTTGATTATTTTGATAATTTTGAACGAACAATTAATACCATTAGTACATATGATATGGATACATCATATAAATATTGTATAGATAATTTTTTAAATTTTGATGATTATAAAAATAATATATTAACATATAATTCAAAATTAATTTTATTGATTTTTAATATGTTATACGGGCCATCTAATTTAATTTTTATTTTTTGGAAAAAATATAATATATTAGATAAAAATGATGTTAATTTTAATATTAAAGTATTAGATAATAATTTTATAAATGATTGGCAACAAAATTTAACTAAATTTATGTTTGAAATAACTGGCTCCTCTCAAATTAAAAATCAAATTTATGAAACAATTAAAAATAATTATTATACTGCTGAAAAACAAATTGGAAATTTATTTAATAGTTTAGAATTTGATTATCCAAAAAAACTATATTATGAATTAAAAACTATAATTAATAGATTTTATAGTATTCCTAATTATCAACTTAATTTTAATGATCATTATTTAGCAACAAAATATCAAAATGATAAAGTTTTATCAGAATATCAAAATGATAATTATGCTTATTGTTCTAATACTGAACAACTTAAATATCCAAATTTAATTTCTGAATATAAAAAGTTAGATACTGAAAATGAAATGAATAATTTAATTCCTATAGATCTTGAAAATATATATGGATTGATTAGTGAAAAAATAATTGAATCATCATTTAATTTAATTGACCTAAATAGACCTCTTCAATCTTTTTATATATTATGGAAAAATTCTATTTATAATAGACTTTATAAAAAATATATTGATACTTATCCATTAATTAAAAGTAATGGAGCTCTTTATGATTTCACAAATGATAGAAAATTAAGTTTTTATTATTCTATTTATCCATCTAATTTATTATCATTTGATGACTATAAACAAAGTTTTTATGAAATGTTATGGAAAAATAGTTGGATTGGAAATTGGAATATTGAATATAATTCTTTAGAAAAAGTTAAAGAAAATATTTTTAATGTACAAAAATATGATTTATTTGATACTAAATTTGAACAAGGAAATAAAAATTTTTATAAATTAAGTATTAATAATATTTATCAATATAAGTATTTTACAAAATTAGAACTATTAGATAATTATAATAAAACTAATTTCAAAATTTTTAATTATGATCCAACTAATGATAAAATTTATATTAAATTTGATAATTATTATGATAAAAATTGTAATGTTATATTACAAATTCAAAATTATTATATTAAATATACTTCTATTAAATATGAAATTATTATTAGTGAATTTGATAATAAATGTTTATATTTATCATTTACTGGTTTAAGTCTGTCTACAATTAGCGGAGATAAAACAATGTCTTTTTCTTCTATTTATACACCTGCAAATCTAAATAATATTATTTTAAGTATAAATATAACTTATGAAACATATGTACCTATTTTAATATTTTTAGAAAATAATATAGATCCAATACAAATTGATGATACAAAAACAACACAATCAACTGTTATAGATGGTGTATTTATAATTGATGATAATAAATTATATTTAGGTGATACTAATCATTGGAAACCTTTAGGATCACCTTTATTTCCTGGTAAATTTATTATTAAATCAAATAATTTAACTTATAATGATAAATTTATTAAAACATTACCAGATGGTACAATTGTAATAGTTGCTGATAATTATCCAAAAATAAAATCAAATAAATATTGGATATTAAATAAATTTTCCAATAATGAACCTAATATTTTAAATATTGTTAATAATCAAATTATTATTGAATCATTTGTTTCTAATCCTGAAACAATTAAATTATTAACAATTAATTATTATTCATCTATTATTAAAATACCAAGACCTTCTAAATTATCTGTTTCTAGTTTAACTACCAGTAATATTAATATTGTTACACCTGGAAATCATTTATATTGTGTTTCATATTATACTACTGATGGAGAAACTAATGTTAGTGATTATGTTGAAAGTACTGTTGAAATAAATCAAAAAGTTAATATTTATAATATTCCTATTTCAGAAAATATTAATATTATAGGTAGGAAAATATATAAAACAAAAGCAAATGATAATAATTTTTATTTATTAGTTGATATTAAAAATAATACTACTACTATTTATGAAGATTATATTAGTGATGATAATTTAGAATTTGAATACAATATTAAAAATAATGCTTTACCATCTTTAAAAATATTTAATCAACAAACACCTATTATTCTTGACAAAACACAAAAACAATTAGTTAAATTAATACAAGATGGACCTTTATATAGTCTCGTTGATATTAATAATAATAATATCAGTTTACCAACTAGTTATAATGATATTTATGAGATTTATATTGAAGAAATTATTTTACCTTTTAATCTAGTAAGTCATAATGAATATACTATTAATAATAATGGTCAGTTAATTCTAGATTTTTATGAACCTGAAGATAAAAATAAACTTATGTATTTAGTTAATCCTATTAATTTTAAAGAAAATTATAAATTAACTTGTTCTAAACAAACTATCCCATTTTCATCTTCTATTATTAATTTAAATGTTAATACAGTTTCTGGGTCTGGTATGGCACCCAATATATACACCTATAAAATATCTTTTTATAATAATGAGTCTTATATTGAGTCACATCCATCAGATGAATTATCTATTATATTAATTGGTCCTAATAATTCAATTATTATAAAGTTAGATTCTTCTATTTATATTGATGAATATAATTCATGGAAGATATATCGTAATACTCCTAATATATTAGGTAATAAAGGTACTTTTTTTCATATTGCTACTGTATATAAAAATATTTCTAATGAATTTATTGATTCACAAAATGATTCTATTATTAATATTCAATCAAATGAATTTAGTGATCCATTTTTTTATTTATCACGTCAAATTAATTCACAATTAATTAATAAACCTGCTACTAACCCTATTATTGAATATATTGGAGTTGGTAATATTAATATTGGTAAACATTTATATAAAGTTTCTTATTATAATTGGAATACTGAAGAAGAAACATTTGCTAGTGGTGATTCTGTTATAATATTAAATACTTTATCAAAGGTATCAGTCACAATTCCAATTTCTTCTGATTTACAAGTAACTTCGCGAAGAATTTATAGAACAACAATTATTGGAAATTATTATTTATTAATTGAAATTAAAGATAATACGACTACTTATTTTCAAGATAATATTAATGATGATACTCTTCGTAATAATCTATTTTTATCTACAATTGAAAGACCTAATGTTAAACCAAGATTAAAAGATATTGTACCTGGAAATATATTATCTGGTATATATAAGTATAAAATTACATATATTAATATTTCTGAATCTTTTATAGTTAGTGAAGAAACTAATAGTTCTATTTTAAATAAAATAGAATTATCTTCAGATTCAAATGTTTTAGTAACTGTTCCAATATCACATGATTTTAGAGTTACTGGTAGAAATATTTATCGTACAAAAGCAAATGGAACTATATTTTATTTATTAAATACTATATTAGATAATACTACTATATTATATACAGATTCAATTAGAGATACTGATTTATCATCACTTGTATTAAATAATGAAATTAAAAAAGGAATAACATATCAAATTATGAAGGTTCCAATAGAAAATGTTGTTCCTAATCTATATAATTTTATTTCACATTCTACTGATATAAATTTTACAAATAATAAAAAAATGTCAGATTTAAATGATTTTATGTTTAA